TTATCTTCCACTTTCCGTTCTTTTGAGGCTCGATATAACCAGACGCCTTATAGCTGTCCATTTTCTCTTTTGGAATGACATCAGCCATCTCCTCTTTTTGCCGGATCATCAAGAGATACCCAATATCGGATATTGTCAACCCGGATGTCATCATTTGTTCAAAATTGATATACATGACTTTTTTTTAAATGTTAAAAAATAATCTTATTCTCCATATCATCCTGTCGGCAATGCCATCATGACGATTCTTCTCATAAAACATTATCAATCTTTTCAATATACGTAACCTCTTGTCCCTCATTTCCGACGGGAACCATGCGTCTCCCGGACTTTTCCCGCATGGCCTGAAAAGGTCAAGCTCCGGTATCATCTCTATCGCCGATACCCGGCATTCAACCCCGTGCATTATCCCGGCCGATTTTATGGCCAAGCACATGAAATCCTCCTTCTCATCTCTTATGAGATCATATGCGTCCCTCAACACGTTAAGGCCGTCTGCTCTCGATAATCTCTTTTCCTTTTTCATACTGTTTAACTGTATAAGATTCATTAGCCATACCAACCCTACCAACTGATATAGATTGATTTATAGATTGGTTAAGATGCCCTACAACCGACATCTTAGCCCTAACCGTATTGGCACATCTTAGAAGGATTCGATAATCCTCTAACGCCCTCTCGTATCTTACATCCACCCTAGCCCTTTTATCGGCGTCAGTCATGCTCTTACATGTCCCGTCCTCTCTAAGGCTTATAGCGATCTTGTCCCGTATGATCCTGATATCATCCTCGGCTATCACCAGCTCGGCGTCAAGAACCCCCTTGTATGAGCTAAGAAGATCCTCCACCGCCACAACTTCCCTTTTTAGGTTCTCCAATTCCAATATCATTGAGTTGTCATTTATCCTTTTATACTCCTGTACTTTATTGGATACCTCATCACAGATACTCATGATCTCCTTTTCCCGTTCCCGGTTTATGATATATCTGATGCTGTATTTAGCCATTTCCTTTAACGAGGATATAATTTCCTTTATCCCCATCTTATCCTCAACCGACAATACGGTCTTCAAGAACATTTCCAGCACCTTTATCACTACAAGCAAGTAATTATGTCTCAATCTCATGTCAATAAGGTGTTTCGTCATGTACTATATTGAAATCATCACTAGGCGGTATATATTGTTGCTCCAACGGGATACTGGGAGGCGGGGGCGGCAGCGTCACCACGGTCGTGTCCGGCTTGCCGCTACCCACGGGGGCATCCGAGCCTCCCGGTCTTTCTTGGCGCACCACCCCTCCATCAGGATAATATCGCTCATATCCTTTCATGATATCTACATGTATCGCATCAATCTCCTCTAATGACCGTTGACGGACCTTTACGATATGATGGAATAATAATCCATCCACACGGAAGGATCGTCTTGATTCACTTTTAAAACGTTCCAGATTAGGATACCATCCTTGCGGAAATTGCATGTATGAGGAGTACCCGTATCTCTTCGGGATATTTAACGCTACCATAGCCGTACATAACTGTCCCAATGTATCTGATTGATAAAAATCAGATTGCTTTGGCATATGATCTTTTGGATCCCGTCGTCCTTCGATATCACGATTGAGTTGGGATATTATAAGAAAGAAAATATTAGGAAAAGTCCTTTTAGCTATATTGCACATGGTTATCAACGAGTCGATATTCCTTTTGGCATCTCCTGAACCTTGTATCAGGGCCGTATGATCTATAGACACGAATACCATTTTTTTATCTTTGTTTATTGGCATATACTCATTCCACAGAAAGTTTTGAAGCTCATCTACGGTTGATGGTTTAGGGATGTATGTTATTCTGCTGGAGTTTTCCTCCTTAAGACATTTCTGCATTTCCTTTATCTCTTCATCAGACATCTCGTTAAGGAGAATATCTTGTATATCCTTTCCCATTTTTTTTGATAGTGAACGCAACATCAAATCTTCTGGGTTCATCTCAAACTCACATCTTAACCATACATAATCATCTGCCTGTGGATTGATATTGACATTCATCACATTGCTCATGATCTTCTGCGCCAAATAAGACTTGCCGACTCCGGGCCTGGCGCCGATAGCCACCGCATGTTGTGGGTAGAACCCTCCCAGCAACGCCTTGTCAAGATAAGCGTATCCAGTACGAGCCGGGAGAAGCTCTCCCGACTGATACTTTCTTATTCTCTCATAGGCATCCATGATAATCTCCTTGGATGACCTCCATATCCTATCCTCACTCATCCTCTTGCGTTTCTATCGCCAGCCGTATCGGATTTAGATCCTCTGTTAGCTGATCTTGATTTATATCTTAACCCCTTAGCTGTATGGCATAGGTCCTTCCCCTTCCGATAAGCCTTTCCCTTCAACTTATCGGTCTTGTAGTTCTTACGACCCAACTCCCGTCTCTTGGCTTTCTGCTCAGGTCTGGCGTTGATCTTCTTATCCGTCTCAGCCTTCTTCTTTCTGGCTTCCGGATGTGTTCTGTAATATTCAGTCGATCTCCCCATCCTCTTCGTCCTCCTCATCATCATAATTCTCCATGATAAGATCCTCTCCATCCAGATATGAAGCTTTATCCTTTAGCCTAGATCTCATACTCTCATAAGGGTCATCTCCGTTCTCCACCTCCCATATGCATGCGTATGGGCCTATTATATCACTTAACTTCTCGGCTCGATCCTTACTTATTCCTTTCTCTATCATCTTATCCTTGCAATAAGACTTGTCGAACATCGACCCTCCTACATAATATCCAGTAGGCTTATGAATAAAAATTACCTTCATCTTTTATATAATTAATATTATCTACCAAATTTATTATTTCTCTTCTTTATACAGTCGCCATAGCTCATATCCATATCACACACCACCGTATCGGTCGTGTTGTTTACCACATGGAACAGGAACTCCGGGCACCCGTGGCAGGCGTTGCTCCCGATCGCCACCGCTCCGTGCCTATGGCAAGCCTTCTTTACCATGGTTCTATCATATATCCGTATATGATTATCGCCATACTTTTCAATATATCTCATGGTATTAAGTAGTGATGGCAAAGACATCTTATATGGGGATACATGTTCTATTGGTATATCCAATTCACCAGATAGGCTTTTGTAAATATCCTGTACATCCCGTTTTGTCCTATACGCAAATATATTAATCTCAGTCATTACCATATCCATACTCCTAAGAAGATCCGGCTTGGCTAACCTACCTACAGGTTTACCCGTAGAATCGGATCTCATCCAAGCCCCACACTTCTCGCACCCAACTTGCTTTCCCTCCACCGTATTTATCATAGTGGATGGGGCCTTGCAATACGGGCATACGGATCCGTTTAACATAGCTTTCTGGGCTAAAGATAGCTCTCTCATGCCTTTTCTTGTATTTTGACATTAAATAGATCACAGAATCTATTAAAATTCCTGTTCTCTATTCTCATATCCTCCTCATACCTGTCAACTGATTTGATGAAATCATTATAACAGTCCTCGCACATCCATTGATTGATTACTGCTACATAATAGCCCACGGATGTAGGTCTGTTACACATATCGCAAATACCTAAGCACCCATATCTGGTGAGCTTATCCATCATCTCCTGTCTTGTTATTTCAAGCACCTTGAATTTCTTGTAATTGTCAACTACCTTTGCCATTGTAAATTTGTTTAATGATAAAATAATCCGCTATATCCATTCCCTCATCTATATTGGGTTTTGATTCTAGAAAATTACTTATCTCTATATTCATCCCCCTCATATCCTTGTCCACCTTCTTTCTCCATTCGTTGAAAGCGTCGCCCTTATCCGGGTACAGGACTATCCGCCTCCTACCCAATGTCTCTATCATCTCCCTCTTCAACATATGGATACCGCCACAGGCCATAAACAACCTACTAGGGTACACGATGTTGCAGATAACAGCCGTCTTCTCTGACTCTACTATATACACCGGAGCGTCATTGGGATAGAAGTTGATAAGAAACTCCCCGAACAGGCATTGCCTAAGCAGGTAATCCTGACCGTCCAGTATATGCACCCAACATACGTGATCCATGGGAACCTTTACTCTCTTCCCGTCAGGCCCGTAGTCCATTATCTTCCCGGTCCGCACTACCCAATTCTTATCCAGTTGCCAGAACACACAGCACTTACCCCAGTCCCCGAATCTCATCATCCCCACCTTATACAAGCTAAATGCTCTATTGGTATGATACGATCCGAAAATATTGGATAGATAATCCTGAAGATCGGATGTCTCGAAAGGATTAAGGGTCTCAAACATCTTGCTTACCGGAATGCAGTTGGCTATATCTGGGTTCACGGGAGGCCTGTATCTTCTTAGCACTTTGTTAGAATCGGTAAAAAGATCATTGCTCCCAAGCTCATTGCCTGTTGGATATTTAAAATAACCACATTTATTTTTATGATCACACACCCCAAACTGCTCCCCTACTATCTGTCCGGTGGTTACGTCCACGTACGGCGTAAAACATTTATCCTTGCCGCATTGCGGGCACGTCAGCTTCCTTCTTGGCTTGCTATGATCCAGCTCATACCGATGAACGCTCTTATTGAACTCCCTAAATTCCATCACCCTCTCCTCTCATTCATGACTCTATATATATAGTCCCTCAGCGGTTCTTTCCTTATCAACTTATTAACGTCAAACTCGCCTTCTATGTCCAAGGATCCGATTCTTGATGTAACCGTATAATTAGTTTTCTCGAACTTATACTTCCCTTGAAGATATACTACGGTAGCCATATTCAATATAGGGTTGTCAGTCTGTCTCTTCAACTTATATTGGCTGGTCTTTGCGGTAGGATCACCCGGAGCGAAGTTATATATCTCCTCTATCTCCAATATCTTTCCATAGTTCTCCAGTATCATTCTTCTATATAACTCAAGTTGGAAAGCATACTCGTCATAGAAATTGCCTTTCCTGTTTGATTTGAAGTCCAATATAGCGAATATCCTCCTGCATCTCTTTATCTTCTTTTTCTCCGTCTTAGGCTGACCTTTCTTGGCTCCCGTCTTATAGGACTCTCCTGTCTCGACCTCTATCTCCACCATCTCCGGCTCGCTATCCATCTCCACCACTGCGTCCACCGAAGAAGCTACTTTCAATCTCCTTGACCTCAACATCTTCTCGATCAATACAGGTTTTACATGTCTTTCCTTGCAGAATATGGCAAATGATATCAGATCCTCTATCAGCTCATCAATGTTATCCACTAATATCCGCTCCATCCTATACTTGTCTATTCTTAGCTTAGCCTCCTTGACAACCTTCCTTATCCATGTCGGGATCAGCTTTATCTTAACCCCAGTCAGATACAACCCAAACAGATAATGCATGATAGTACCTAAATCAGCCCTGTAGTTAGCGTACTCATCAGGATCCTTACCCTTGAGCCTCATCTCATTCTTCCACTTCTCCAAGGCTCCGGACGTATCACAATACCCATTGGCGATATTGTTAGTGGCTCCATCGTATATAATAGGATACCCATCAACATCCATCTCATAATATACACGCTTGCCGGCTACAGTCATTCTATATAACACAGGTGTCGGGATATCCTTGATCCATTCAGCGGCATAATACTGTTGCTCTGTCTCCAGATCATACTCAACTTCCATCTCCTCCTTAGGCTCGTTTTTAGGCTCTTCAGCAGGCTTTTCCTCCTCAGCTATATCTTTCTTTGGGATCGTTGATAAAACGTCTAATATGCCAAAGAAAGCGGTAAATTTAGGATCTGTATGATATGATCTTAATACTGGTAATGATGATCGCCAGTAATATGATGACCGATGCTCGTCCGCTATCTTACCTAAAGCCGACCATTCCACCTCCCCATCATCCGCAATAATCACATTGTGTCTCTCGGATAAACGAACTCTCATGTCATCAAACGGCTCTTGATCGCTTATGACTTCCATGATCGTCCCATAACTATATACTGTGTCACTTATAGCCTTATATCCTAGGTCTAAAAGTAATCTTTGTTTTCTTCTATCCATGATAATAATCTGGTTTTTAATTTACCATCCTCCTCGACTCTAGGTGCGAGATCCCTCATCCTTCTGGCTGCCAACAGCCATACGTTGCCAAACTCGTCCAAGAGCCGGCTGAAATCCATCGTATCTAATAGATAATCGAATCTTGTATGCTCATCAGCCGTCAAGTAGATAATGTTATCATTATCCTCAGCAACTGATTTATATTTCCGTTTAGGGTATAAGTGGCATATGTTGCTTACCCCCGGGTATGGTATGTATGCGCCGGTAGCAGATCTCCTTGTCATACTCAATCTAGCCACATGGGCGCCAAAGAAAACGGCTAGGCTCTTCCCCTTTGGCTTGGCCTTCACCCGTATCGCCGCCCTTCCCTTTGGCGGTAGTTCCCTAGCCCGGCACGCAGGGCACAACCCCTTGCTCCTTATGGCTACTATCCTGCCGCACCTCTCACATGGTAACATCCTACCCTTCATGCTTTTTTCTTTTTATAACTTTTATTAAACTCCATGAGGCTCATGGCTCTATATCTCTTAAGCCTATCTATTTTACCCTTCGTCCAATCCTGATCCTTGAAATTGATGATCGTGTCGAATATCTGAGCTAGTTCCCGGATATTAAAGTTCCTGTTCTGTATTTTCTTATAGAACCCTGACCTACTATATCCTAGTTTAGACGCCAGATAAGTCTTGTTAGATAATGTGAGGATACGATAAATCGTACCCTCCATCTTGTTTATCTCCATCAACTTCTCAGCTACGGATGATGCGGTCTCATAGCTAGCTTTATTGCTTACTATCCTCATGCTTCTCCGGGTTCCTGATCTTACCGTCAAACTCATAGAAATCCATCAACTTCTTCTCCTCCTTAATACAGGTTACCACGAAGTCTGATATAGTCCCTTTCATGCCCTCCTCGAAGTTCTTCTTGGCATGATCAAGGTCATTGGCCCGAACGATATAGTTAAACGCCTTGCGTTTCTCATTGCTCGATTTCTCGTCTATCGTAATATAATCAGCCGTGACCTTATAGAACCGGTCTCCATCCATGGCAAACAATTCCGCTATCCTGAATCGTTTGATATCAACGCTAAACTCACCGGAGATGAATGGCTTCATCTCCTCTATGATTCTAGCCTCACATTCGGTATAAGAAAAGGCATCTACTAAATACTCTTCCTTTACCTTCTTCTTCATGCCGTTCTCGGCATCGGTCTCATAAGAAACCGTACATTTAAACCAATTGTGCATCTTATTAATCTATGTTATTGTTAAACAACGGGTAATCCTTTATCCCTTCACGAATATATCTTTCCGTATCATCATCCACGTCATAAGCTTTCTTAAAAAACGTCATAGCCGTATTCGTATCATGATCCACCAACGGAAGATATTCCTTTACGAAAAGAACTTTAAGATGATTCATGTGATCAATCTTGCGCCTTACATCAATTACTTTTGACCATATTTCGGCACGGATTTCACTCATCTTTTTTGTATTCTCCTTGTATTTATCTACCTGATCTTTATACTCCTCCTCAATCTTATTATTCTTGTCCTTTATAGATTTGTAGGACTCCTCATCTTTCGTATCAAACATTGGAATATGTTTGATATTGATTATATCCAACTTATTATATATCTTCTCATTGGATATAGTGAAATCGTATGTAGTCTTGTATAAATCAAACTTACTTAAGAACTTAGCTATTTTAATAGCATCATCCTGATTAAAAACAGCTATGCTCAATCCTTCTAAAAGGTAGAAGAAATTAGATGGAGAAATAGGTTTATAGTCGTATGTCTTCATAACTGGAGGTTCGTCCACAAACCTAACACCCTCCTTAGCGCATCTTGTTATGATCAATCTATCTATCTGCTCGTCAGTAAGATCATATATCTCCTGATCGGTCATCTTATCAATTGTCTTCATCATCCTCATCCTCCGATATCGTTATAGCCTTTGTAAACTTTTGTTTATAGACCTCACTCATAAGACAGGCAAAAGCCCTATCATCCATACTAGCCATAGTATTGGCCTCTACCGTCAGATCCATCTCGATGTTCTTTACCGAGATTTCATAGTTATCATCATCTTCTTTATAGAAAATGACTTTACCACCATACTCGAAACCATCATCTTCGATCTTAACCATATCGATGATCTTCTCCAATTCCTTTACAAACTCACTCTTTTTCATATGTGTAATTTTTATGTGTCTACAAAAGTAGACATTTTGTTTTTGAATTAAATTAAATAAACATTATTAATAGTTAATATCATCCTTTCTCCTATCATTCATGTTTAGGTATATAATTACCTTATTATATTTTGGTAATTATATACTTTCACATATTGCCTATCCATCAGCCACCCGTAAGGACTGCCACCAAACTCCCTGTCCATCCGCTCCGCCGCCCCGATGATCGCCTTTCGATTCCCGAACGAGAGCCACGAAGTAATGAGCCCACTGACCTCCGCGTCCCGCCCGGAATACCGCCTTGGGAACTGGACGGGGTCGCCGGCAATAAAGTCGGCGGTTTCGTATTTGTCCGCCATGCATTTCGGCATGTCTACAAATTTGTCATTCATTGTTTATCCCTTCATTTGTTCGCATGCCAATCTTTCAAGTTCCGGTGTAACGTTGGTATTCATTATGCCTTTCAAGCAAGGGCATTGTCGCCAGACTATATCATAAATCTTTGACAATTCAATCAAAGCCTCATTGTTTGATTCAACTGTCATAATCCAATTGTCCGGCGATATCTCTATCTCCCTGCATGGTATTTCTTTCTTGCCTTTTGGCATATATCCGTTCTGATAGTCTTTTACATTACATCTACCAAAATATCTTCCAGTGAGTATTCCGTTTTCGTCCGTCTCAAACAACCCTCCTATCCATCCTATCTTATGGATGTTCTCCGTCCACGTTCGAGTGGCGAATAAAAACTTTTTTACAGGAACTTTTGAAAATGCATCAACATCATGGATACTCCCGTCCGGCTCTTTGAATATCGATGATTTTCTTTTATTCTGGCAACTCCCGTCTAAGCCTATTTTTTCCCATTCGCCATCGTCAAATCTCAAAGGAGAGATTATATCAAAACTGCAAAGTTTCTTGACGAGATTGATTTCAAATGGTGCCGAGAATCCGCTGTTACCATGAGAAGAGAACAGCGCGACAGCTTCTATTACCTGTTCGCGCATCCATTTGTTAGGACCGTCCTCTTCTTTGCTATATCCGGCTAATTCCAATTCTCTTATCGCATGTTTACATAAATTACTGTTTGCGATAATATACCGAAGAGCCTTCTTGTTGATAAGGCTCTTCTTGCTCATTTTCTTTACAATTCTTCTACTCTTTTTCATGTTTAATGTTATTTAATGTTTTAATCACCAATCTCCTCTATCATTCGTATTGTGCCATGACCATCTGTTTCGCGAAATCTTTGTACGCCACTATTTTTCGCAGGTTTGCTCGCATTCGTATTTCCCCGATACCGCCGACCGGAGACAAGGCGCCTGTATTAACACCTCTTTCCATGTTTATTCCTCCTTGTTATATAATTGCTTGTTTTTATATTCCAACATCCTTCCCATCCTCTTTAACCCAATTAACTGTATCGCAATACCAACAATACCCTGTCTTGGAATCCTTTTTATGAGAATGGGATCCACATGTGGCGCACCAATAATTATCATCCATATTGTATGTATAACTTTCATCCTCATGCATTTTGGCTATTCTAGCTACCCTATCCTCCAGCAGATCCTTTAGATAATGGCATTCGTAAGGTCTATCCTCTTCCTTTAATATATAAATATCGATATCCATCATGCTCCCCATCCTGTCCGTACACATACACTCGGCGGCATGGCGCACGTTCCCTTCCGGCATCCCCGGAACTATCTCCCGGATCACCGCCTCCATCTTCTCTTGGTATTCGGTGTCTACCTTAGCCACCAAGTCTTCTAGTTTATCTATTAAGCTCATAATTTTTATTGTATATAATTACTATTTGATATTTATACATGTTTATTCTGTATCATCTTCACCTTCACCTATCATATCCGTATGACCAAATACTATATCAATAAATTCAAGCATCTCATCATTAAACGATCCGCTTTCTTCTTGCAGCTTCCTACATTCATCCTCGGTCAATCCACAAGAAGATACCAGCTCCTCTGCGGCTTGCGTCCATCGCCCGTCGTGAGCCAGCTCCTGAACCGACAGCCATACCCCTTGGTTCATGCCTTCCATTCTTGCCTTATCTAAAATACCCTTATCCTCCATATCCTCGATCATTTAAATTCTTGTTTATTATAACAATCTCTATATCGTTTAACATTTTATCTTTTGATGTTTTTTCTACTGTTCTTGGAATGATATTAAAATCTTTATCGCTAAGTTTATTATCCACCATAATCTCAATCAACTGCTCTATGGTAAGCCCAAGCTCATTATGGATATAATTCTTTATCGCTTTATATTCTTTACTCATGGCTTTTTATTGTTACTATTTCTATTGGCTCATTGGCGAAAGTCAATAGACCACCTATTATTCTCTCGATTGTTCCGTTGGGTAATGTTACACCATAATCATCATCCCTTACCTCATCCTCATGAACACCCGCGCTATGATCATCTGGATCATCATAAACAAGTTCCCATCTAAGCATAGGTATTTTCCATGTGTCCTCTACCCTATCATAGATAGGACAATCATTAAACACAAGCTCCTCTCCGTCTCTGTTGACTGCTAAATATGCCATAAATATCCTCCTTAAATTACTATTTCCAAAAAACTATATATCCATCCTCTATATTGCTATGATATACAACATCATTGGTATCATTATCCAATATCTCATATACATCACCCGACTCATCCATTACCCCACGAAACACATTCTCTCTATCCAAGAAATAACATGGTTCCTGCACTTTTGGCAGCGAACCATCCAATGATATCCACTCCGGTCCCATCAAAGTTATTTTAGCTCCCATATGATTCTCCATTTAATATGATTACCTTAGTTTTATTAAATTGATCTGATCTTTCGATCTCTCATCTCATTCTTGTCCTTAAACATCATTATCCTATTTACAATCCCCTCCGATTCCATGTACGTCGAGAATCCATGTATTCTTAGATATTGGATGGCTGATAATGATTTTTCTAGCACATCTTTATATCCTACATCTATCTTAACTTCTTTACCCATAGTCCTCCTCCATTTCTCATATCCAACTTCTACTCATAACACTATTATAATCTATTCCATTATTCATAACCACTTTATTAAAGGCCTCCTCGGTATACGCCAAAGACTCGCCCCTATTAGCTCTCTCGATATTTTCGCTCATCATCCCCATAGCCTCGATCAAGGCCGCTGATGAGTTGGCTATTAACTTAGCCGCTTCCATTATCTTATTATCATCCATAATCATATTACTTTAACTTCCTCGTTCCACAAATGTCTTTCATATACCATGGTTGTTCCTATTAGGATTCCGGTATCTTCTCCCCAATATTCAAGTATTTGATTCCTGAATTTGTGACGCAATTTTTGTATTCCTCCCTTGTTTTTATCATAAGAAGAGTAATCTGATAATCTTACTGTCTCCATCGTTTACCTCCTTCATTTGTTCGTATGCCAATCTTTCAAGTTCCGGCATGGTGTTTGTTTCTTCTTATTTTCCCCCATACTTATTTCTCATTTCATTAATATAGCTCATATACCAATCTCTTATATCCTCTTCACTATCCATGCTATACTCTTTATTGAATGGATCGTATCTGATAAACTCCTCTGTTCGGCAGAATGGGCATGGGATCTCTTCCAATGGCTTGATTAGAACACCATCATCACCTACATTATCCAGATCATACAATATGCCATCTATGCAAGTCGCGTCTGGATAATTCGCACCGAAAAGCGGGAATTTTGGACATGTGTTTCTCATACTTGTACTATTCAAATTCGTTCTCATATTCCTTTCTCCTATCCACTTCCTTTAAATTCAAACCATCAGGTGTCAATATCTTCTTTTCCAACAAATCAAAGAGAAGCATCGCCCTTGACTCCGCCTCTGTTTCCCCAAATCCGCTATACACTTCTGTTGGCGAATCGTAGGCATTGTAACGAACATAGGCGGCTTCGTAATATCTACTATCCCTATTCGGGAAATACTGTGTCAACTGCAACCAGTCATCCCATATTTTTGATTTACTGATATTTATCATACTTGGTAGTATCTCTCCAAGTTCATGACTCATATAAGCCGGTATGAGGTCTCCTTCTTTTCTATATGAATACCTCATTGTATTTTGCGTAACTGAATCTATCTGGGTTCCCCCTCCTTTCATCTCTTTCACAAAATAAAATTCCGACTCCGAATTTACGCCCAACTCATGCAACTTTAGCGCAAGCTCATAAGGGCACATAAAATTTTGATATTTCATGTTATTCTATATTTTCATTTCTGTAATCCCCGGCATAGTCCAACCATACCCTGTAATCATTTCTGTACTTGGTCGCCTTTATTTTCATATTCCGGGATATATTCTTAGGCAATTATATACAACCTTGCACCACAAAGCATTAGCGGACGCCCCGCTTCCCCGACCGCCTTACCCATACACGCCGGCTCCACCGGTAACGCCGCCCATGACATCTTGGATGTCTCTCCCGTAAATCTGATAGTGATCGCCACAGCTCTCAAATGTTACTTGATAGCTGTTTAATCCCATCCTAATTGTCTCGCAACACCTTCCATCTCGCTATACGCTATCCTGTGACATCCAGCAACCAATATATCATTCTTATAGCTATTGATCTTCCATTTGTGACTGGTTGTATCCAATACCATATCGTGTTGGAAGTTACCGCCATTATGGAAGAACTTTATCAATTTCCAAAGTCTCTCAGCTTCAGCTCGTCCTATCTTGATATTCTTGCTAGTCTCAATTATGCCATTCTTGATGCGAAGCCATACGTTAGGCTGGTCATCCTCCAAATAATAATGTAGATATAATTCCAGAATCTTGCCAGACTTCCACATCTCGATCTGTTCTTCAAATTTTTTCTTGCGATCTTCTTTTTCTTTTCTTCTTTTTTCAAAAATTAAAGCCTCTTTTTTCGCCTGACTGTCTTTCCATCTCTGACATCTGGCCACATACTCAGCCCACGTTCCTTCACCACAAATCTCATCTACTATCACATTGGTCGTTCCTAAAGTTTCTAACGCTTGATGATTTAGCAATACCTCAAACACACGCTTTAACTCATGGACATATTCACTTTTAATCTTATCCGATTCATAAGATAACTCATGTTTAGTTCCGATCCAGGTGTTTGCGCTCTTTTTAAGAAGACTCTTGGGAGTACCCATATTAAAGAACTCAATATAATCCATTAGACTTCTAAATACTCCCCAAACATCCCTATAAGACAGGCTTGTTCTAACCTTCTTGTATTTCTCGATAACCTCTTTGATAAGCTCCAATTGACTGGTGATAAAAGCCATGCTGCCATCATCAGACATATTATATCCAACAGAAAATACCTTTGAACCAGTTGGTATTGCACTACGAACACAATGTTGATGTTTACAGGTAGAAGAAGAATAATACTTATCGTTAAGCAAATACGCCTTTTCACCACACTTATTTCTTACGATTCTTCCAACCTCAAAATGATAACCATAAGAATAAATACTTCTACCTTCAAAGAAAAGATTACTACCTCTTGCGGATTCTTTCTTTTCGTTTGCCCACAAATGAGCGACCATAGAGTTGTTCATATCTATTAAGTTTTGAGTGTTAATTATTGATTATACTTGCTAAAAATAACATCGACACAAGTTCCGCCAATAGCGTTTGCGTCATTATACGAATAAAAACCTTCTGTTCCCCAATCCACACCAACTGGACAACCATCTGCATGTTTTACAAAGTCATCAACTTCTTGCGCTTCCTCGTTAGATATTCCAGTGTAGTCACCATTAATCAAAGCCCCAATCCAATAAATCGGAAGCCTATATCTTATTATCTCTATATTCATAACTTTATCAATTTACAATTACTACCTTTTCATTCTATTTTATTCAATGGACCGACATGCGCTTCCCCATTCTCATAATAAAGCTGACCCTCATACTGGTTATGATGAAGCTCCTCACGTATCGCATCTTCATCGTCAGCCCAATGTTCATATTCCTCATGCCATGACTTGAAGAAGTTATCATAACATTGTCTCATCAGATCCTCTAAAGAAAAACCCTCCGGATAAGTACACCATACATTGTAATAATCAATTATAGGTTTCAGGAGATAATAATCATAACACATCCCTGTCAATGGGCAATTATCTCCATAGTCAAACATCACCCTACTATACTTGTGCCTGTATTTGTATTTCCCATCAATATATTTACCTGACGTGGAGAAATACTTGCCCTTGATAATATATGGCATAATATTGTTGTTGATATATCTGAACAGTAATTTGCCGCATAGATTCTCAGGGAATATATCACGATGATAATCTGTAGGATGTTCATAAATAGGATCTTTGTATTTAAACTCATAACTAAAATCATATCTCTCGTATCCAACTTCCCAACCATAAACCTTAGTATCTGTCAGATCTTCAAAGGCTTCCATTGACTTTTTATAGTCTATGTCATAAGCATCCATACATTGCTCCATTACATTCCAACGCTCACGCTCTATGATCCTTTCTTGTGAGTCTTTTGACAGCTCATCAAACTCATACAGTTTTAATACAATCTCTTTCATAATTCCTCCTCTTTTAATATAACTAGATCCCTAACGTCAATCGAATGACATACGTACCTCCTTATGTTCACGTTTAGAGATATGATTGTGGCTATTCTCACGAACCACCACAATCCAGATTCAGATATTACTCATCCTTTATCTTTACGAATGGGTTTTCTACATAAAACTCCACCACATCCTTAGATTTTATAGATGTCACTATACCGGTGATATCCACAAATCCATCTGTTTCATCCATTGTCAAATCTTCTATTTTATCTCCAGGCAGAAAACAAAGATTATAGTCTTGATCAATATACATAATCATCTTTAACCTAACCATGTCATCAATGATGCCCTTCATTCTCTCCACAACATCTAATTGATCATTAGTAAGCATTAATTTACTTTTTGAAGATTTTACTAATCTCATGTCTCCATTCTTGTCAACTACGGTTAAATCATTAAATCTATACACATCTTCACATGTTCTGTAATATGTTTCCTTACAATAAATTTTTCCTTTATTATCTATTTCAATATCAAAATATTCCAACTCACCCTTGACAGCTCTTCCGTTTTTGCATTTCCACACATCACCTATTGGAGCGAATCCATATAATGACTTAAAAACATCATATATTGATAGTTTTGTCTTAGGGATGCTCTTATCCTTTTTAAAACATTCTTCGGACGAATAAAATAATTTCCCATCTAATGTCTTCTCAGTCCTACATCCTCCCCATGTTCCTACATATCTAACTACTCCATATGTAAAACTGATCAAGATCTTATCAATCTCAAACCACTTTAATTTTCCTGACATATCGTCAAAAAGATATCCACTCTCTAGATAAACTGATAAATGCTCTTTTATTTTCATAACAATTTATTTTTTAATTAAACAACATCATTTGCCTTGATCGCTATCAGTCTCAATACTCCTCTAAGTATAAGAATTTTCATGATACAACTCCCCTGTATAAGGACTCCGGATTGTCCCTGACTCCACCGCCGCTGGGTCAACGGCCATCAGTCCTGCGCCTATCTCATAATATAGCTCAAGATCCATTGGCTCTAACGCTACTTTCTCCGCTTCTTCCCGGCTTAATCCTGACAACATTAAACATCTAACTTTATTTTCATAAGCAATGGGTGTTTTATCTGGACTTAACCTTACTGATATTATTTCAGCATCTTTTGCGCTATTAATAACTAACTTCCTTTTCATATCATTATCACTTTTCATAATATTACTTTTTATGTTTATGTTTCAACCTTTTGATAGCGTCTTTCTTTGAGTACGCCTCCACCTCCTCTCCTTTGATCCGGAACTTCCTCAACTCCTTCCGATCTCTCGCTGGTTTATAATCCGGATTGAATGCCATCCCGAACCGTTGTTTGTCCCCTGCAAATATCTTGTCTTGCGACATTATGTTCGCCATCATAGCCGCCAATCCCATCAATATCCTTGTTTTTACCATATCATAATATTACATTAAACCTCTCATTTAAGCTATCTAAAGCCCTTTGGTACTCCTCTTCCCTATCGAACTTAATTTGAGTTCCGCTCTCCAAGCCGAAAGATAGGTGGAAGGATATAACCCAGCCCGATCCGTCCACGGCCTGCCCCTTGGGCCCCCACGACATCACCTGCTTCTTGGATATATACCAATTTCCTATCTGCACGAAGTCAGGATAGTTGTTAGTCAAATACCTTATCTGGATATTCAAACAATCGAAATTATCAAAAGAAATTATGTGATATTTGCTCCTTATCCGTATCTTCAGAAACGGATTGTTCCCGTAATATGCGGCGAATGCCGACACCACGGACATAGGATACCTTACGCCTTTTATTATCACCCATTTCATATACAATACCTCCTTATATTAAACTATTTAATATAAATTCATCTTCCTCCGTTCTCTCATTCATAGGCTTATTTTGTACCGTTTTGACAAGATCAAGCACCTCATCCCAAGTCCTTTCTGATAGCGTCCCATTATTTATGCCACAACACCTACATCCACTAGAAAATACCGGTATCATACTTCCATCACACATCCTAACGAATTTATATCCTACATATTCATTGCATAAGAAACATCTTCTTACTGGGATAAACCTTATTCTACCTCTATTAATGATACTTATTAATACCTCACGATTCATATTATTCCCTTAATTTACGTTTAACCTCCTTAATATATTTAGGGGAATGTAATCCCCTATGCAATCTTATAGCCCGATCTATATCCTTTTTAGGATTATGATGAGATTGATATATCTCGAACATTTCCCTAGCCTTGACAGGATTCGTTCGATCATCGTATCTATACCGCTTTTTCTGCCGTTTGAGGCGTAATATCCTATTAACCTCATCAACGTATACCCTTTTCATTTGCCATCTTCCTAAAGCCCCGGATGAGGCGTTATACGCTCGATCGTCATTCCTTGACTCCACGAAAGACAGGGCGGCCGCCAGCTTATCCCATACCCGTGCCTCGATCACGGCCGGCTTCGGGGCGAGGGGCATGCCACCGCTCCCTTTTGGCGGTGTCAGTATCACCATAGCCATCATAAGCAAGTATCTTGTCATATCTTATCCATATCAAAATTATTATTCACGATCTTATCACCTATGTTAATTTCCCCCATATCCAAGATATTTATATTATTTATTATACTCCTTACCCAAAAAGAGGATATAATAGCAGAATATTATGATATTAAGACATAAACCTGTCTATTACCATACTGCCATATTTATCCTCCGTCCAATATCATTCGTATCAGTACACAACTTTTATTATTATGGTCATAAATACACTCAATCATTCCTTTTTCAAGCCGCTATCGCCATTAAGATTATCAGCTATACCCAATATCTTCGAAATAAGAGCCTTTTTAGGCTTATATTCGTCGTTTATGCTTATAACCGAGTAGTTGTATACCACGCCTTCTTTCGAGACCTCCACGCCTACGTATTTAGGCGCAACGGCATCCCTATGCAACACGATAAACGGGTTTTTACCGTCCAGATCATTTATCAACTGGTTAAACTGCCGTCTCGTCATCTGATAGTGATATTATTTCCATGTTATAAATGCGATCTCTCTTTACCCTTATCTTCTCGCATAGCTCATCGAAGCACCCATCTCCTTCTAACCTACCAACATAATATGATACATTCGATTTAGAGCTTCCTTGAAGATATATATATCCTCCTATATTCCTTGAGAAAAAATTAGGTAAGACCATCTTTTGTCTCTTATCCTTATTATCCATGTAAGATATAACGACAACCCACAACTCTGGTTCCCGTTCTTTCACCGATAACATAAGATCGAGACCCGATTGACCATTGATATTCCTCCTGCCAGTTTCGTTATAACGAAGAATAACATAATCATCCGCTTTATCATTCTCAATCATCACGACCATAGGACTATTACCCTTTCCGTTATCACATAATACTCTTGCCTCTTTTCCGTTACGTAGATATACCTTATCGTAATCTCCGTTTTTGTATATCTCAAAATCAAATTCTATCACCATATTATTTTCTCCTATTGATATATTGTTGCGTACGTCCTTCCTCTATTTTTTCGAAATAAAACTTATTCCCATATAACCGAGTGAAGCAGATGTTATACCCGAAATGTTCCGCGCGTCTGATCTGTGCGTAACCTCTACTGATATCATTATTATCAATCAGCGTAACAAAACAATGTGATCCTACTTCTGTATTCAAAACCAGATTTTCCCAATCTTTTACCTCCATATCAAATCTCCTTAAATAATTTTTTGTTATGATTATCGCTATTATACCATTTATCAATATTATCGTACTGCTTTGGATAAACCCCATAAGACCTACACCACCTAGGTAACGGCCCGTTCAGCACGTCTAACGCCGTCTCAAGGTCAAACGTAGCTTCCTCCTTGACACAACACCCCGATCCACTTCCACAGCTTGGTATATAGGCTCTACTATATGCTACGTTCATCCCATATTCCCCATGACTCAGATACCCGATGTTGGGTGAATCAGGGAAGGCGTAATACAACATTATATAATCACCCTTACTCCAACCTCTATTATAAGTATCATCCTTCCATGCGAAAACCCTGCAACCGGCTTCTTTTAATTCCGCTGCCGCTCTTTTTAAAATATTATCTTCCATACTACTTACATTTAAGTTATGCCAAGGCGCCGGGAACCGACCCCGGACCATATCCGCACACGTACGATCATGGTATTCCTTCCGCCCCGCCAAGGCTTGGTTCAACATTAACAAACTTTCATATCCTCACACATCTTAAAAAAGACCTCTCTTATGATCCTTTTGAACAAGATGTATATCTCATCATCATCCTCATCGAACTCCACGCCCCATGAACGTAATAAATATCTAATGTCGCAATCCGCTATATGAATCCTAAATATGGATGGAACGCTCATTATGTAATCCTCAAAAGCTTTCTTAATCCCATCCCTTTTGATATGTTCTTTATACTCATCCTTGAACACGTTAAGCATAAAAGATAGATATTCCCTATCATATTTAAACTGCTTCCCATAATTATCTGTATCTATATGATCCAGTATATATATTTCTATCGCGTCTCTATCGTATCTTGACATACTTCTTCCTCCTCCTTTTGATATTTTATAACCTTTTTCTCCCCATACGCCTTCGCTAACTGGATAAGTTGACCGGTAAACACCTTGGTACGGTGTTTTACGATCTTATCCACCAGCTCCGGGCATCTGGTTCTCCACCTATAATTAACCTCACCTTTAGCTTTCTTCTTATAATACCTGTAGAATGTTACGGCTACTACCACTTCTCCATTCTGCTCAAAAGCAACCAAATCGTAATTGTTGTAAGTTATTTCGTTCATCGTGTAATATATTTTATAAATTCAATCACTTTCTTTGGCAGTGAATCTATATCCTTCACTCTTTTACCAAAATTGTACATATGACTTCTATGCGGATAATAATCTCCCGCATACATCCCCACTCCTAATGGATGGAATGGATCCTCACTACATGAGAAAACAGGATAATACACCACCCCATAACCATCCTTTATATTTTTATTTACATATACTATGGTATATCTATCAGCCACTTCATCGCCAAAATCATATACTCTTACTTTTACTTTCACGCCATCCACATTTGTTATAATATTATCCATATATACCTCCTTTATTGTTTGTTGTTCAATCCGACTAATCTATTTCCTTCCCATATAAGGTATATGAGCCACACCATCCACGACTCTCATTCGATACCCGAATATGATTCACAGGTTTATTCCCCGCCATGCAATTGGCGTAAGATAATACCTCCGACATGCTTCTAAACCCAGAATCCATTGATGATTTAATAAGCTTCCTATCACACCCAAATACCAATATCTTTACAACATCCTTCTCTTTTACAGTTCTTCTTACACGCATAATCTTGCCATATAATAAACAAACATAAAATCTATCTTATCACGGTCATTACGATCCACCCTATGCATGGTTAGATCCAGAATAACACGACGTTTCTCTACTACCGGTATATTATCGACCTGGATCTTTATATACCGGTATTCCATGACCTCCAATTTCTTGGATAGTATATCCCGAATATCTTGCCGACGGAAATACATGTTTATCCCTATGTGGCTGGATGTTAAAAGACATTCGTCTATTATCCCATCAGTATCGAACAACAGCAACATATCGTCCCTCTCGATAGTATATTCCATATCAAGAATCTTGATGCGTTTGCTCCCGTCCTTCCTTTTAGACATCAAAACTTCCGTCATTTCATTCTCTGTCGTAAGGATATAATACGCCTCTTCTTTCGTAATATTATCCCGTAGATAAAGCAGAGCCTCATCTTGTAATTTCATAATCTCGTCCATGTTATTAGTATTTTATATTACCACGCCAAAGAAAAGAACGGCAGCCGACACCCGTGGCCTACCACGCCGTGACACCGCCGCCCGTTTCCCTTGGTGTTATTCCACTACCATCAATCGGTTTTAAATCCAACATTCCTCTACCTCTATCTCCATATGATCCGCCCAATCACATCTATCAACATCCTCTCCATCCTCAAAGTAATAGTAAGCCCATACCTGTACGCCTCCTACCTCTATATATCCATCACTTTTCCATTCTATCAACCCGTCTTGCCTTACCACGTTGGTAGGCTCAGCCCCTAACGACAGCAGATTATTTACTATACTACCGCCAAATACGTTCCTTGCTTCTTCTCTCGTCATATCACTATCAGATTTTTAATATTACACTACCGCCAAAGAGAACAGGGACGGACGACCAGCGGGGCCGACCCCACGCCATCACCGCTCCTCGTTCTTCCTTGGCTTCCCATGCTCCCTCCATCACCCAAAGAAACATACACCACCAATACATAGACATACCTTCATATACATAAGATTTCCTTACTATAAAGATACCCTTATTCCCCTTCCCCATTGTTTCCCCGGGATTCCTTATTTCACCTCGTTTTTCCTCGGTTCACCCTGATCTCCATTGGTTTTACCTTGGTTCCTCTTGGGTTACCTTTGTTTTACCTTGATTTACCTTGTTTGGAGGTGTACCCTCCCGCAAAACATCCATATCCCCCAAAATTCCAGCATAAAACCCGAGACCTTCCTCCCGATTGTTCCACGTGGAACGCCCGTTCAGTCTAGGATATCGAGGTCCTTGTTCTTGATTGCCTTATATATCTGCTTTATACAATGTATTGATAATAAAGCCAATAAAAGAACTATGATTAAAGACAGGGCGTCGCCCGTAGCTATAACATACCGCCCCAACTCAAATGCCATATACCCACAAAACAAAGTAAGTACGAAATATATAACTAATCCCATAAAATATACAATAAGTAACCACGATTTTAAAATTACGCCCAAATAATATAATCAATTGAGTATCAATAATATAATATATATCAATCCCTAGAGCTTCCTCTAAGGAAAGACAAGCCTAGACATAGATAAAAAATATACAATAAGTACCGCCTATTATATACCTTTTATAATCGATTCACGCACAAAACCATACATAAGGGCACAATATACCCGCCTGCATGGATATAAATATATACAGAATGATACATAATAAAGCGTTTTGCTTACACATTTTCGATAAAGGCTTAAAATTTACCGCCTAGACACTTTTATGTGTAAGCAAAGCATATGATTATGCTATCATTTTGTAAAATTAGGCACAAAAAAAGCCCTTCCGTCCTATATCACTACAGTACAGAAGGGCATAAACTTCAAAATCAAATAAAAACAAACGATCTATTGTCGTAATTTGTTTGCCATATAGCTAACACGTTTGCGCCTACATTTATCAGATTCCCTGCTACAATCTAATTTATTTGACTTGTATAGTTCTTTGGTAAGCTCAATATAAAACTCAATTTGAGACTTTCTTATAGCTTCTAAAGCCTTTTCTTTTTGAATAGATAGTTTCCTATTCAAATTATCGAATTTCTTTTTGTACATAATATATTAATTTAATTACACCAATAAGAATACGGCATGGCTATGAAGTCACAAAGCCGCCGTTATCAAAACAGCCAGCCGGACGCACCACACCCGCCCGATTCCCTTTGGTTTTGTCCCTTTGCCCCGAACGAACGAAGCCAAATACGTACATACGTTGCCCGTGATACGTACCGACAAGGCGTATTAAGTACGTCAATTTAACCGCACGAAATACCCTTGTAAGGGTTGTTATTTGCTATCCGTACACATGTTAGGTATTTAAGCAACCCTAACATACGTCGTATTGATACATTAGCACGGAAATAACACCGTAATACACTCAATGCGTGCTACTCTCACAACGCACTAACATACGCCCTATACATGCGTATATACACCAACGTACCCCGTATTATAATACGGCCTATTAAGGATACCTTAACGTACTAACCCGACTTACAATAAGGCCAAAAGGATAACGGTACGTCTCCGGACTGGAAACGCACCCAAATCACATTGTTAAGCGGCGATCTATCTATACATGCTATCGATACCCTACCAACATGTATATCCTTATTGCAATATGTTAAATAACTCGCTATTTTAGTCTGAGTCCAGTTGCGCGACGGGGACGCAATAGCATGCAACCACGACGGGCTATTATAGCCCGCCTAATTATCTATCATTTTTAGGGTGTGTTAAGTAGTAAGTAATACATTTGGCTATCAAATTATATGTATATCGCTTGATAGGTATAGCTACTTTGACAATACGTTTATCTGATCCGTTAAACACCTCATAGTAAGGCACGCTACCCGTGTCGTTGTATGCTATAGGCTCACAATATCCAAAGCGTTTATGCGTATCACCCAACACGGCTATATCGTTTACCTTATTTAATGGCAACTTACTGTTGTTTGCCTGATCTTGCTTGTCGTAGTATTCTCTTTCAATCTCTTTGTAGGCGCAAAAGGTATCATTTACACGTGGTAGTATCTCTTTACACAATTGTATTACTACCTCTTTATCCTTTGCCAAAGCAACCAAAGCAGGTACAACATCTTTGTCTACTTTAATATCGTTATCCTTCAATATTTCGTTGATCTCTTTTCCGGACTTAAATAGGTTACACCATGCTTTGACAGCACTAGTTAACGTTTTTTCACTTGCCTTCTTTACCTCGCTTTGTACTTTAGTTAACTCTTTATTTGTCATTAGATTTTACCCATACCTTTGGGATTTATATTGGCTTCTGGTACGCCAGTTTGTTAATATTGTTATCTCACATTGCAAATATAATACATGTTTTATTGTCAAACAAATATTTTACAATAAAAATTCAACGATTATATATAATAAAACTAATCAAATGTAAATATATATTAAAATATTGGTTTATATTATTGATAAACAACAAGTTAAATCAAAAATAAGCATTCTTTTTTTTTGGATCGCTGGTTGTTTTCCGTTCCCATTTTCCGCCCTTCTTGGATTGGGGGGGCGGCCCCAAAAACGGCAGCCCGGCCGGGGTGATTTCGAGGAGGTGGTCCGTCCCGCATATCCCGCATATCCCCGCAATCCCGCATACCTCTACATGTGATGCGAAGCCCAACATATCCCTCATATCCCCATATCCCCATCAAATCCATCCATCGTCCCCTCACGACCTTCTCATTAATTTTATTATATTTGCGATATAATTAAAACATAACATATTATGAGTAAAGAAGTTGAATATATAGGGGGGGGGGGTATTTAAGACCCCTCAGATAAGGAGGGGGTATGTTTAGGCGCAGGACTTCTTCTCCCGGTAAGATCCACTACCGTGTTAATATAAACAAGAATATGTGTCTTGGCTTTGTAGATATATATATTGATGGGAAGCCATATCAATCTGGTTTTAACGGATCTTATCTTGATATATATCGCGATAAGAAGATAAAAACTATAAGCATAAGTGGCCAGATATCATATCTAAATCCGAAAAATGAGTACAATATTATTTTGGGCATAAGTGGAGGTATTATAGAGGGAACCCTTACGTATCAATATAATTCGGGTATGCATTGCGAGTTGGCTAATAAGGTGATATACGGGAATAGGATAACTAATTTTGTTCCTGTAACGGTGATAGAAGATCCTGGGAAGATCATTAATTTCACTTACAGATCTGAATTACATACTCAGGTTTTAGATGAAAGTTATGTAAGTTGGGATGGTGATTATGTATTAAACGATAATTGTATAGTAACTGATCTTTGTTCGGGATGTGAATCTTATGCCTATGGGAAAAGTTCTCATGGTAACTATCGAGTAACGGTAAGGATAGTGTAGTACCAAGGGAAGGAAGGAGACCCTCATCCCTCCGGGCCTCCCCCGTCCTCCCTCCGCCTCCCGTTATTTTTGGCTTCCTTCTGGTTTTATCCTCAAATTTTCATATCTTTGGGACAAAACTATAATCATGTTTAGAGACATACTTCATAAGATCAAGATCTTCTTCTGCGACGATGACGTTGAGAAGATATATGTAAGGGACAGTACGGTTATCCGCAACAACGAGATCCATAGGATGTATAATGAGATACTGGACGAGTTAGGTGATTTGGTTACGGTCGTATCAAGGAACTACGTATATGGTAGGATAAAGGACAGGACGGGATTAAGTATCCGTCATATCAGCAGGATAATAAACCATACTAAAGTCGAGGAGATATGATAAAGGACGTAATGGAGCGGGATATGATAAATGAGATATCAGCGTTATTCGTGATGATATTCACGGCCGGGTTGATGTTTGTCATGCCGATGTTAGATATAGAGTGTGATGATATTACTATTATAATAGGATCAGGGATAATACTATCTTTTATATTAACCATAATACCGATCTTGCTTTCTTATGATATAAGGGATGAGATCATTGAGTTGATTGGAGATATGGATAGCCAGATCGTGGTAGACACATCGGTGTATAAAACGAACCTGCCCTAAGTAATTCCTAGGGCAGATATTAATCTCAATTCGACTTCAAATACGATTCTATTCTATCAGCGACCTCTTTAGGCGTATGTCCATCCCATTCCCATGCCGTATCAAGTTCAGGGATATTAAACAACTCCCAATACCGGTTCTCATAATGATTGGATATCTGTCCCGTTGGCAGTTCTGCCATTACGATAAACCACCCTCCGCCGAAGCATTCCTCTCCATCATAATGCTTATATGATTTACAGACCTTTATATCGCCTTTGGCCAACTCGTTGAAGAAAGCGGCATTGTAAAGCATTCGATATTTATATAGTTCGTTAAATGTATGATATCCGTCGGATACGTTACCCATATCATCTTCATGTAAATATGTTTTCTCAAAAATGTCCTGCTTGCAAGGATAAAACTCCCCGTTTACTCCCTTGATGATGTAATCACCTACATTGGCTTTCATAACACCTTCAAGGGTTTCTATACTACAATCAACAGAAGGAGGTATCCCATTATCAGCGTCACCTTCCCTAATAACTTCTATTTTAACGCTATCACCAGCGAAATCCTTGATCTCATCATTATTAAAGCCTTTCCATTTTACGGCTTCTATCGCAATTGGTTTCTTTACATATCTATTCATAATTTTACGATTTAATATATTATTATCTTTTGATATACCTTTCTATAAGATCTATGGATAATTTAGCGCCCAGCTCTTCCTCCAACAGGTTAAGGTAGTTCCGGTGCAGGCACCCGCCCCGCTCCACCTCCCTAAAGCCGGCCCCGTCCCGGATCCTGACTAGCCCTTTCCTTGGATCCATGTCGATAAGATCCCGAAGCTCGTTCATATTCTTGAACCGGTTCTCTATTACCTTAAATACATCGATCTTAGGTCTCTTATCCTTATCTTTGGACTTTATTTTAATTCTTCCACTCATATCAATTATCCAGTAACTTTACATGTAATATGATTCATATTATTATTACCGCAATAAGCGCACATAGATACGTAGGGAGAATATACTCTTCCACATACCGGACATCTCCATCCATACATAACAGGATGTGTTTGTTTGTCAATTTCTTTCAAGCCCTCATTAGTAGTAGATGATGTATTTTCGTTTTCCATATCATTCGTTATTTATCTTATCTGTACTTCCAAATCCATTATCCCCTCTATCAGATTTCCCAAGATCTTCCAATGACTCCACTTCTTCCCATACGATACGTTCCCTTCTACGAATAAGAAGTTGCGCTACCTTACCACCTACATTACAATAATAAGGACTATGACTATCCATTTTTCTGTGAACTATCATAACTTCCCCACTATATCCTTCATCAATGGTAGCAGGGGCGTTTTGCATAATTAGCTCGCTATTAGTAAAACCACTACGTGGACGGATTTCCATCTCATAATCCTCTGGCAATTCTACATGTACGCCAGTATGATATATGATCCTATCTCCGTCAAGTTCTATATCCTTAACGAACAAATCCATGCAAGCATCTTCTTTATGAGCGTATTCAGGCAGCTTAGCTCCTTCTTCCAGCCATATCTTGACCTTACACGTATCTATACCATCAAGTAACTCAACTGCCTCTTTATAGCTCATAGGTTGCTCTGAGGCTAATGAAATGACTCTTGCCAATAAATCTTTAATTTTGCTCATTTTATCTTGTTTTTAAATTCTTTCCCTTTCGGGCATTGTAATTTACATTCCTCACCACAAGCGGAACAGTTGGGTCTCATTCCGGACACCCCTCTTCCCCCGTACGGCCAGTAGGCATAATCGCAGACGCTCCAGAACGCCTCCATCGCCCTGATCTTGGCATCGACGGTTATCTTCTCCTTCACCTTTTTCATGCTCTTCCTGAACTCATCTTTCATATCCTTCCCTTCTATCTGTCTGGCTTTACGTCTCTCGTTCCACCAATTGTAGTAGAATTTGTCTGCCATCTTATAAGCTTCGGGGTCAAATTTATCACGATGCAGGATAGGGGCGTCCTTGATCTTTCTCAAATTCCTGCCACAAACATAAGCGAGTCCTGCGTACGGAGGTATGTCCTTAGGATCAACCAACCCATCCGGAACGCAGTAGTAGAAGTAGTTGGGCCGGCCGTACCTGACCCAGTCCCCGGTCTCGTATAGGGCTTGCTTCCGAGCCTCGAACCAGCCTTGCATTACTTGGTGCTTTTCCTCTTTCTCGAAATCCTTGTTATAGTCAGCCAACGATATCTTCACCTCAACCTCATAAGCGTACATAGATCTGGTTATAGCCAGATAATCAGACTCCCAGTTATAGACATACAAGTTGTTTATAATCCATCTAGGAGATACCAAGAACTGTCTGTTAAGGATATCCAATATCCCTCTTTCAGTGTATTCAGCACTTTTATTTGATTGCCGTGTTCCCATCTCCAGTAAGAGGATTATTCCTATATCCTACCGCCATTATAGCGTTACCTATCAACATCCTCAACTTCTCCATATCCTTATCATGGAACGAGAAAGTGGTTAGAATATGACCATTGGTCTTATCATAAGATTTTATCATCAACACAGCCACATACTCACCCATCATCTTACCATTCATGATATCAAGATCAATTATGCCGTGATCTATTAGATCAACCACATCCCATCCTAATGGCAGGTACTTTTTTATTTGATTAATGTCCATCCCAAATAGTTATTATAAATAGGAGGGTCGTGCTACCCTCCTATAGATTACACACGAAAAATAGAACTGAAAGCGATCCTAAGCACGTAGGATTTTATTAATTCCCGTAGGCTGTCTACCGGTTATCATTAACTACCGACCTACGGGAATATGTTTAAGAAAACACCATGTACCCCAATCCGGAATCGAACCGAAATTTCATCGTTAGGACCGACGTGTTCTATCCATTGAACTATTAGGGCATATGTCCTTATTCTCACGAACCAGGACATCAAACGTCTAAACTTTAAAAAACCTAATGACAAAACTCTATGCTAGTTTTTCCCCAAAAAATAGCGTGGACCCGGCCGGGCTTGAACCGACAACCTTCTGGTTATGAGCCAGTTGCTCTTACCAATTGAGCTACGGATCCTAAATACACCACATCGGCTTTCACAAGAGGATGTGGATAGGAATTTCTCGAAGTTTATATGGTAACTTTATGAAACTATTGTCCAACATTCTAGCATATAGCACCAATCCTCGAACGGGAACGTCTCCACGCCAGACCTACCCCATCCCGTCCCCCAACTGTTCTGTAGGACGAAGCCGGCCTTGTCCCAGCCGGTGAGGATAACGGCATGACCTCCCAAGTTCTGCCCTTGGCCTTGCCAGAATCGATTACCATAATTATAGCAATACAGACCTATAACCAGAGGCCCATTCAGCATCAAAGCTACCTTAGCCGATACCGGATCTATGATCCTAGCGTAACTGTTTATTTTCTCCCCATCTACGCCTACGTTCTTGATAGACTTGATAGCGTCACGAAGAACCATCCCGTCTTGATCCTTATCCTCTCTCAGATCATATATATCGTAGGGAGAGATCTTAGCCGGTCTTTTAATAGCCCTTATACTCTTTCTCCAGTTAAGTATCTCAGCTAAGCTTACCGCAGCGCAAATAGGAGAAGATCCTTGATCCACTACGCTATCAACGTTATTGACCTTATACTCATCAGGGACAGCCTCATGCTGCATGTTCATAATAGCGTCCCTATCATCTGCTGGCGATGGTATGTAACCTAGTCCGTATTCCATTACTTATCTTTTTTATGGTAATCAATTATCTTGATATTAAACGTATCGGATCTTTGCCTTACCTGTATAGACCCTCTAGCCTTTCCCTTGGCGTCGTATAGGGCGGTGAAGCCAAAGTTATCGACCCGGCCGTCGTCCAGCGTAAACCGCCACTCCTTCCATTGGCCCATCACGGTCCCGGAAGACACTATAGAATCCACTACATAAGATATGTCAGTAGTATCATATTCCGTATAATAGGTTCTTGACGTACTGCATCCGACAACCGCTAAGGTAAATAACGTTAACAAGAAAAACAAGATCTTATTCACTTTTCTTAGATTTTTTACGTTTCTTAGATTTCTTCTTATCCTCCGCCTTATTCTCGACATTTACGTCAATACCGGCATCAGCGACCTCAGAGGCGTTATTTTCAGGTATATCAATATGACCTGAGTTAGGATCCATCTTATCCTCATCAACAACAACCTCATTAGGAACATCGATGTCTAAAATCTCTGCCTCCAGATACTTGATACGATCTGACATAATTTTATTCTGATCCTCAAGTTCCTTATATCTTCTTCTAGCCTCATCGAGTAATTTAGATGATAGTTTATGTTTCTTCTCGATATCCATATAAGCCCGTTTAAGAGTTTCTTTCTCTTTTACCGACTCATTATATAGCTCTCTTGATTTACTAAGCTCATTCCCCATCTTAACTATATGAGAATCCTTGGAATCTATATCCATATCAAGAGAATCGACAAGCGTATCAAGATACTTTATTTTCTCTTCCAATTCCGTTATATTCTTACTGGCATCCTCATAATCCCTTTTTAATCTACTTGAATAGCTAATAGCTTCATCAAGATCCTGTTTTAGAGTATCTATATAACTACTCTTTACTATCTTCAATCCGAACATGTTCATTGCTTTTATAAGTTCTAAAAATATCGGCTTTTATCTTGCCGACTATAATTAACTCAGCTATATGTTTGTCTTTCTCGACTATAGCCATATCCTTACGGACATTAGTGACCCTGATCATGATATTCCCGTTATTAGACGAGACGAACGGTGATCCTACCAAAGTAAGTCCCGTATCTCCGGTAAACGACGGCAGCATCATCAACACCCCTATGGTGTTATCCGGGAACGACGCCCATACCCCTGTGTCTATATCAAGGACATCACCCTGTCCTAATGGGAAAGCATTACCCTGCTTGATAGGAATATCCTTACCCAACGAGTTCCATGCTTTCGAGAATCTTACGGAGTTAAGGAAGATCTTCCCCTCTTCCTCCATCATCCCTACCATAGGGTCGCAATTCAATCTAACCTCGTTTTGTTTATCATCCGGCTTCTCCTCAAGCTCATCAAGGTCTCTGGCTGATGTAAACGACTTGCTTTCCAGAAGCTTTTTAATATCCTCAATACTGGCCATTATAATTTGATTATTAAATAAACGATCTTCAATCCTAACTTCAAATCAGATGTCTTCTCGAACATCTCCCTAAGAGGTAAGATAGTAGCGTCAAGATCTGACGCTACCCATTCTCCATCCTTATAATACATATCCTTTTCCTCGGAATACGCTACACAAGGTCGATGCCCTAAGTTCTTCATAACCGTATCTACCTTATTTTGGGTAGGCATCGAGACACGGTTCACTTTAGTAGATATATTAAAATTACTCTCCATTAACTTTCTGATTTTTAATTAGTTAATTAAAATGGAAGATCACTGTCGTCTCCAAAAGGAGGATATTGAGGAGGTTGTTGTTGACCTCCAAACAAAGGAGCTTGCGCTTGCTGCGGAGCCTGCTGGTATGATGGAGGAGGCGTTTGCGATGGAGCCTGCGTTGCATATGACGGTGGGGGCGTCTGTGCGGTTGGCGTAGCGCCCATGCTTTGGCTTCTATCCTGTTCCGATTTTTCGTTTTCAGCCTTAAACTTTTCAAGATATTGTTTAAATACTTGAAAAGCGAAAGTGTCTTGAGCCGTATAATCGAATTTCTTGTTACCCATTATATCCGTGCTCTCTACCCTATCAGGCCATCCGTTCTGTCCGTTCTTATAATATTGCTGGATAAGCTCGTCCTTTCCATCTGGAGTTTCCCTAGCGTATGAAATGAAAAAATTACCGGGAGCATATTGATCCCCTTTCTTAGCATGAGCAGGATTTATTACCACCTTACGTTTTAGGTCAATATTAGGCAAGTACCTTACCAGTGACTTCACGTAATTATTAATACCTCCTTTTTGAGTCATCAAAGGAACGTTTATGAAATAATTACCATCCTCATCACTTATCTTTATGGACACGTATTTGGCTTTTATCCCATTGAACTCCACTTCTCGCACATTGATATCAGACAAATAACCTTCGATACCGTTCCAGAATACCCTCCAATAAGAAACGGCTCCGGTCTTCTCGTTTATATGCTCCTCGAAACCTTCCTTTGGCTCTCTTGATGACTGATATAATAGTCCGCTACCACTTACTTTAAAGTAATGGTTATTACCACCTGATGAATTTTCTCTAACTCCCATTTTATATATTTTTAAATATTAAACAATAACTGATGATGACAAGAAATACTCGTTCTTATTATCCTCTCCATAAATCTTATTGAAATGAGATTTATGGTCATGTTCGATAACCACCCTATTACACGATATGCTTTTTATGATACCAAGATATCTTCCACATAATACGTTACATATAATATCTTCACCATGATAAGACAAAGAAGCAAGTCTCTCCTTACATGATTTACCGGAAGACGGGTTCTCTGACATAATACCGCATCCTTTATCGGTAAATATCAACTTGCAATGATCGAACTCATTTACCTTAAGATTGTTTTGGAGGGCTTGGACGAGTAGATCCTTATCAAAGACATAGGTACTTGTTTTGACAAAATGCTCGTCCACGAACCTCCAATTTGGATAATTACCCTCAAAATGGGTCTCATACATATCCATATCAGGCGTAGAAAAATAAGTCTTAGTATCGTCCACTTTTATAGACAACATATCCGATGACTTATTGATATGCTTATCAAGCAATATCGCGGATTCGTTCGATACCGGTATAAACATCTTCTCTACCTTATCCTGATTAGGGACAAAATACCTGTAAATAGTATTTCTATCCGTACTTACTATATTAATATTAATATCATCAATATCAATAACCACATTCTCGATGCATGGATAAAAGTCATCTACCTCCGTATAATCGCTGGCTTTGTTAAGAACCGAAACATAATCGCTCATCTTAACCTTAATTCCTCCATCAAGTATCTTATGTACCTGTGGGAATGTATTGATATCAAAAGCCGGACAACTATACTCACCAGAAGCGTAGTGGATCGTGATCTGATCTTTTCTATCCGAAAGCAGTATCGTAATCTCACAATTCTTCTGTTTTTTCATGAACTTAATAAAAGAGCTTGCCTCTACCAAGAAAGAGAAGTTAGAGTCAGCCTCGACCTCCAATCGCTCTATAACACATACCTTGGCATTTACGGAAGTGATATAAGCCAGATTATTGACAACATCTATCTTAAGATCCTTATAAAGGGAGTTGGGACCGGCATTCTTAACAACCGTCTCCAATTTGCCCAACTTCTCATTTAATGACTTCGACAAGCATCTTATAAGCATAACGAACAACTTTTTATTACATCGCAAATATAATCATAATTATATTAATACAAATACAATAAATACTTAATAGTATTAAAATAGTTTAAACTTACGTCTAATATACTCGGCTATAAGCGTAGCGTCACACATCCCATCTTGTATCTTGGTAGGTTGAACTCCTTTACCTGACCATGGTTTTACGAAAGAAACCAAAGGGAAAAGGCGCATGGCACATCGGATGGAGGTAGCCTTCGTGTCTAACTTCGCCGCCGTATACACCCGATCGGCTGTCGTATGAAGCTCCTTCTGCCAGGTCTTTGGTTGCACCTCCTCGAACATGAACCTAACATCCGGGTGAGATCCGTATCGCTCCATCATCTCCACCATCATAGCGAATAGGGCGTTCGGTTCCCGGCGTCTCCCGCCAAAGGTGAAGTTGCTGGCGGCTGAGCTGTTGTGGATGCTGTGGACGTCCTCGACGGCGATCGCTAGCGTCCCACCACCCTCTTCTTGGATCTTGTCAGCGGCATCGAGGAAGAAACCTGATATAGCCCTAAGATCTATATCTCCCTTAGCCGATATCCTTGGAGTCATAATTACCTTAATATCTCCGTTCTCCGGTATCATGGACAATCCTCCGGTCTCTATACCCGGGTCTATTCCTATAACTACATTCATATCAAGAGCAATATTGAATTATTAATTTATCCTCATTAATATCTTTAACCATATCACGCACATCATCCACAGATATACTGTCATATGTGTCATATAAACTCATTATCCCATTAAATCTTGACATTACAAAACATATATAACTATCATAGTAATCATTAATGTTTATCATATCTAGCTTATCATGCAATTTAGCCATTCTTATAACATATTCTATATTGTCATTATTCGCTATACGATGAAAATTATTGATATAATCAATCACACAATCTTTTGTGATATCACATCTACTTGGGCTTACATCAATTATTACGCTAGCTACTATTCTATTCGAAAATTCCATGTATCTTCTATTTACAGAATAACACAATCCATTAGTTCTAAGATAATTAAACATAGAGAAATTATAATTGTCGCATATTATAGATAATACGATAAACAATACGCACAATTTCTTAAAATCATAATTATCCAATATAAACGACACATATAACTGTGTTGGCTTCTTCGTATGTTTATAAACTCCGTATTTAGGATCAGATACAGAAAACTCCTTAAACTTATTGCGATAGAATGAGTTGATATCAACAGTATTTGACAATTCCGTTATGCCTGATATATGTTTATACGCAAAATTATCACACCCATATAAATGAAATACTATTTCTGATTTATTTAATATCGTATCTCGACATAGCGTAAGATCATCTTCTGTTATCTTATTAACAGATCTTTTAGTACCCAATATATTTGTGAAACAACGCTTATCTATTCCAGATAATTCTATAAGTCTATCATCATTAATCCATGATTTATCATTATCAATCTCGGTTAGTATAACATTCTTCTCGCTTTCTATAAAATCACTATTCATGTTTGGATTTACTATAGAATTATGAGCGAACTTAATACATTCATCAATATTGACATCAGGTAAAACAAATCCCTTGAATACAATCGATCTTTGATCAGTATATCCATCAAAATCATAGAACAACTTATCACCAATGTCATCATCACGTTTTATCGCTATATGCTCATAAAAATGAGGCAATCCTTTCCTTGACATTAATATAGATACAATATCAGGTATCTCAGCGCATACGAATCCAATAGGTATGTTCATACCGCTATTGTAATAAAAACATCTACATCCTAAATCTTTTATCAGTCCAGTGTATATTTTCATATCTTAATCGTATACAATGAATGGAAATCCTCAGGTCTGAACACCTGTATTGAGTTATCCGGATACATACCTATATAATAACCGTAAAAAGCCCGTAGAATGCCATTTTCTAGGATTATATCCAAAGCCTTTACCTTGTGACCGTCAACCATCACATCAAGCTCCTTGGTTCTTTGGGATATCTTATCAAACCATTCAGGTATAGGATCAATCCCGTACCTGAATGCGTTTACTGTTGATTTTATCGATATATATGTTCCCATGATCAGATAAGATTACAATCGTCACGTTTAACAACCTTAAAATCACCATTGCGAAGGAATATCGCCACATCAGATCTCGTATACGTAAGAGGTGTATACGATACCAAATGATAAGATGCCTGCCCGACGGCGGGGCGAACCGGTCTCAATACGGCTATGGCTATATCTCCGCCAAGTTCCGTGCCACCGGTGACACCCTGTAGGCACATGTATATGAATCCCTCATACTCATATCTCTTTCCAATAAACTCACTCATGGGAATACCTACGAACAGATAGTTCTTCACATCCCCTTTCTTAACCTCGACAGCGTTCTCTACACTGGACGGTATTACGTCTACAAATTTTACTCCTATTGCCATGATTACAAATTCAATTTAGTTCTTAATTCTTGACACAATTCTTGATTATCCCTCATGATACTTAACGTATTATCGACTCCGTTCCCTACACGAACATCCCCGTACCAGTACCATGATCCTTTACGGATAAAGATACCGGTTTCCTCGCATAACTTCAAAAGTTCAAGTTCCTTATCAAACCCCACGCCATAATACAAGGCTGTCTCTGCTATTTGGAACGGAACGGCTGTCTTGTTCTTCAGCACCTTTATCCTGACCTCATGACCTACTGAAGATCCGTCCTCACCTAATATAACCTTCTTTCTCGCCATCTCCATACGGATAGAGGCATAGAACTTAAGGGCGTTACCTCCGGTCGTTACCTTAGGATCGCCGTATATAACACCGATCTTCTCCCGATATTGGTTGATGAATACCAGAACACAGTCGCTTTTGTTTACGATCCCTGTAAGAACTCTCATAGCCTTTGACATCAATCGAGCTTGCAATCCCATGTTACTATCCTCCATATCACCCTCGATCTCCTTCTTCGGGACTAGATTTGCCACGGAATCCACGACAATAAATCCTACCCTGCCGGACTCCACCAGCTTGGCCGTGATGTCAATAGCCAGCTCACCGTAGCTTGGCTGGGAGATCAAAAACCGGTTTATATCCAACCCCATTTTCCTAGCGTACTCAATATCGAAAGCGTTCTCCACGTCTATTATAGCTACTAGCTTATCTGGATGTTTTTTCTGGAACTCGATCATACTTAACGTACACATCATGGTCTTGCCACAAGATTCCATCCCGACCAGCTCATGGATGCGGCCTACCGCCCATCCGCCGCCGAGGGCCTTATCCACCACCAGCGATCCGGTACTTTCCCTTGGTATGGATATTATAGGCTTATCATCACCGAAGTTCATTATCGAGCCTTCTCCAAGCTCTTTATTTAAAGATGATACTAACTCATCTACGTCTGAAAAAAGTTCTTTCTTAGCCATTATAATCCGTATTCCTCGAAGTTAAATAAATCCTGTTGTTTCTTAATCATATCCTTCCCGATATCAGATATCTTTTCCGGATTCAATACACCCTCATTCTCATCCACCTTCTCTATAAAGTCAGATATCTTATCGCTTAGCAGTACCATATCTTCCTTAGGCACTGATTTTAGATAAAGCCCGTCTATAGACCTACATCTTGAAAGAGCGGTATATATCTGTCCTATCTCGAAGGCTCTGCTGATGTCTACAAATATATTATCTAAAGTCATTCCCTGGGATTTATGGACAGTTATGGCGTATCCTAACCTCAATGGATATTGTATTATATAGCCGCAAGAAATGCCTTCAAGGGAATCATCTACCTGCTTATACTTCATCTTCTCCCATTTCTCTTTGGTTATCTCTACCTCAGTATCGTTATCTAGATGAACATATATCGTTTCATCAACAGTATCTATGCTGGTTATGATACCCATCGAGCCATTGACATATCCATTGCCGTTTCTGGTTATTATGACCTTAGCTCCTACCTTTACTATAAGCTCATCCTCACAGGGCGCTACAGGTTTCTCCCCGAATACAGTAGCATCGAACTTAAATACCTTATTATTGATCTTATCAAGATTAGTCTTATTTATCTCATAAGCTTCTTTGTTAGTTGAGCATATAATTATAGTATTATCCATATTATCCGGATACTTGACCCTACTATCCAATATCTGTCTTGACTCATCGGTAATAACCCCACATCTTATATCCTCAAGTACGGAAAGAAGCTGAGGATCTTTTTGACGGAATACGTTCTCGAAGGTAATGACCGAGAATCCTGACGCTCTTAATGCCTTTGATGAGAAAAAGAACCGGCTCTCATAATATTTGTCGATAAAATCATCCGCCGTCACCACAGGCGGTAGTTGTGATAGATCTCCAAACATAATCAACCTAACACCACCGAAAGGTTCCTTGCTACGCCTGCATTGTCTAAGTATATCAGCCACCTCATCAAGCAAATCAGGTCTTACCATACTGATCTCGTCGATAACGATAGTATCAAGGTTTCTGATCTTCTTCTTCATAAACGGACTTACATCCACCTTATTAGACAACATACCTCTCTCGATAGAAGGGATATAAGGATCGTTCTTTATAGAGAAAAACGAATGGATGGTCTGCCCTCCTGCGTTCAACGCAGCCACGCCAGTAGGAGCTACAATAACACATTTACCCAAGAACTTTACGATACGTCTCATGAACGTACTTTTACCACTACCGGCTCTACCGGTAATAAACAGATTCTCCCTAGTGGTGAAAATCTTCTTCAAGGCACGACCCTGCTCTACGTTTTTATCCACCGTCATAATATGACGAAGGAGGTCGTTTTCATTTCTAAAATCCTCTTTTACCATATCTTTTAAGTTTATGGTACAAAGATACGAATAGTTATAATTAACTATTAAAAATAAATGTGAATAATATGTAAATATTAAATTTTATATCTGATACTCAAATCATCCAGCTTTACTCATCTCAGAAGATTTTTCTCCTAAAAATACATCTCTTATGTATTCTGTCGATATAAGGATATGCATATATTTCCCCTTGTATAATAGTCTTAAGCATCCGATAGTTACGTTCTTTCTGTCTTTGGTATTCACCACTCCATTGTTTTTTTTTACCTCGTCATACAAATCGGATATACTCTTCTTACACATGTCTAAGAACATGCTTATGTATCTGTATATAGTGGATTGAGATATTTCACGCATACCTATGCCTATGAGCTTCTTATTCAACTCATTAAGAAGGTATGCTACATTGAACTTAACTGTCTTTCTTTTAGTTACCTTGTATATGTGATGTACGTTTCTGGTTCTGGCTCTGAATATTATTTTGGAAAGGATTCTCACCCTATCAAGCTTCCGGCTTTTGTTAGCCATTCTTCGCCTAGAATCCGAATCAAGATTCTTATCAATGCAAGTGTATATGGATTCTCCTTTCTTTACAAACATATCCTTTATCCTTGGGACCTTACTAGCCTTATGCTTGTATTTTATGATATCTGACAATGCTATTCTGATCTCTCCTTCAGCCCAAGCCTTTAGACTTATAAGTTGGTAGTTTATATCTTCGTGAGAATCTCTTAATACATGTCGGTAGCAGAAATAAGCGCATCCATCCGATAGAATATCAATAAAATCATTGGTATTGATCTCTATCTGATCTCTGTTTCCATCTTGCATCCTTTTTCTTAGAAACACATGTTTGAGTACGTTTATGATAATAAGATATATCATTGCCATCTTACATTCATCGCTGATCCGGATTCCCGATCCATGATACTCCTCATGTTTCAATGAATATTTTATGGCTGTCACTTTCTTGCCTTCCTTATTAGTAACAGGCTTAAAATCAACTGGACATATAAGTGATCCGGCTGGAAGTTTTACACATCCTAGCTCATCTTTCTTGGTCTGAATATTACGTGGAATATACTTTTCGGTAAGAATCTTATCGAAATTTGATTTCATTTTCTGTAAAAGTGCTATCTTTGTTCCAGACATTTTTTTAAAGTTTTTGCTGCGAATATACAAGTTTCATCAATACGAAACAAGTTATTCGGATGGATGGGTAGCCTGTGAAGGTCGCCCATTTGTTGTTTAAGGAGGGTAGGTTATGTCCGTAAAACGTTGAGCGCGTGAACGATGTTTTTTCTCAACCTACTTGTTACGCGCGCGTTAATAGGTATATTTATTAAATATAATTAACTCTATAAACATATACTACTTACTAATATCTCTATCCGTACACAGAACCTCTCCTTGCGTCGAGTTCCTGTGTACTCTACTTAAAGTTTTTATTTAATAAAACATTGCTTTTTACCGCCAAGGTATGGTGCCGCCAGGCAGGATACCGCAGGATAAACATGGTAGAAGCCGTATCTTATACCGGAAGCCGGAACCCCGGTAGGGGAATCGGGTGGAGCAAAAGCCAAAGAAGAAAAAGCGAGGTCATGTGCGGTCGCTCACGCTCCGGCCGTCCGTATCTTCTACGGCAGGACCATGCCCCAAGGCCTCCCATTTCCCCTTGGCTTTATATCCCATAGCTTTGGGAAGAAGGAATCCAAAGGGGAAAAGGTAAGGTCGTATGCGGTCGCTCACGCTCCGGTAGGCTAACATAACTCTACCGCCGTCCATGTCAATAGCGAATCTCTGGCGGCATTGTCCGGTATGACGGCGGTAGCCTTACCTTGGGTGTCCCAGCGTGTCCCCCCCCCCACCAACCTTTTTCCCTTTGGATGCCTTGGGCTATGTCATGGGACGATAAGAAGCCAAAAAGAAAAAGGAGTGGTCGCATACTGTGAGGCAGGATAAGGCTGTCCTCCGCCGTCTACGTGCGTAGCGTACGTGAACTTCACTGTCCTCGCCATCGTAGCCTGCCGTAGACATACATGGCTTCGTTCGTACTACCCCACTAGCCTTTTCCCTTTGGATTCTCGTAAATACATGCTAGTCAGCATATATTATGTCGATTATGGCAAAATTTCTTGACAACGATATTTTTTTTAAGTAGTTTTGCTGAAAACTAATTTCATATGCCGGAACAGAGAAAAGCTTTCGTATTTGCGTTACCTTACGACACTAGACTGGATATGATCCAGCAGTTCTTAAGGATATACAACGGCTATCTGGATTCTAAGGGTAGAAGCTTGATTACCGAAAGGACGATAAACTTACTTTCTTTCTACATCAACTACGGATACTCGGATGATACCAGGGCTAAGTACATGGATTGTCATGGACAGAAGGAATCTTACGTCGCTGTCCTGAACAACGAGCTTAAACGTGGGGGTTTTCTGGTGGACAAGAAGAACGGGAACTTCCGTACCCGTGAGCTGTCTATTGAGATGAGAAGCTTACGTAACTATTTTATTCTTGACGGGGAGGGTGATGATACCCGTGTAATGGGGTTTGTGTTCAAGAGAAACAAATTGGATATTGATGGGTAGGAATCTTATTTCATTCGATAGGGATATCGTGGATGAGGTGGTAAGAAGATCTGATGGGAAGTTTACCAAACAACAGGTAGAGTGGTGCATGAAAGCATCCGTATCTTACGTCCACCACCTAGCTAGGTATACTGACAATATATCTATCAGAATCCCGTTTATCGGATACGTTATATGCAATCTCCGAGAGATGCGGGTAAGGCGTGATAAGATACGCCGGATATTTGTCAAGGAAGGTAATCGTTATCCGGATGAAAGGATGCCTATTGAGCTTGATTGTCTGGATAAGAAGATTAAGGCGATAGAGGATATGGAGGGGTTGAAGAACGGAGATCCTCTTATACGTGATAACCATGAGGCCATGTATCAATGTCGGTATGGAATGACATGGGAACAATTACAGGATTTTCAACAAAAACAATTTAAGAAATAATATGCAAACAATCGGTAAAGCCCAAGTGATAGCCCAAGCTTGGGAAGACAGTTTATTGGGTAGGATTCCTAAGGATAAGAAAGATTATCCCGAATGGTATAAGAATCGTCTTGAATTATGCAAGAAATGTCCTAAGAACTCTTCTAATATCAGGTTCTTTAAATTGCCGCCTAAGGTATTATTCCATAGATTGATTGGAAGACCGGGATGCTCGTTGTGTGGTTGTTTTATCAAGGAGAAGGCTTGGATGAAGACCGAGGTATGCCCATTGAAGTTCGTGGAAGGAGAGAAAGCTAAATGGAATGCTATGGAGGTGATAACAGCCGATCATAACGATTTTAATATCGAGTGCCCTAACGATTCCTTTGATATAGGACTAACGGATGACGAGAGCGAGTTTTATCTAAATATTTTTGATCAGAAAATAGGTGATAAGATAGAAATCGTGTTATTTATCACCCATAAAGATGGTTTCCATGTCAAGGAGCATCATCTTGGATGTGGATGTATGGGAGACGTGTCATATAACAAACATCCTGACAATGAGAATAGAACTATATTTAGGATGACGTTGGATACCTCAAAATATACGGAAGGTCATTTTGAGAAACATCTATCTCTCATGGGTTATACGAAAGATGATCCTGAACGTAATTTCAAACATTTCCCGTTACGTATTATAGGGGAAGCTTATAAGTAATAGCGATGAGAAGTCCCGTAAGAAGTAAGATAGATGATCGTATCCATGCTCTTATTGTTATGGAAGTCGGTTGCCGTGAGTTACCCGAATATTCGCTGGGTGATATACTTTACTCCGCTTTAAGGAGAGTTGCTAGGGCTAATGGTGGTAATGTACGCTTCTTGCGGGATATTAGTACCAGAGATCTATTGAGGTCTATAGACCAAAGTATTAGTGATGAGATTGAGTTAAATAATAACGATTACAACGCGTAATGGAAGAGGATAAGGATATTAAGAAAGAGATCAGGGATTATCTTAAAGAAGAAGCAGATACTCATATAAGACATTGGATGGCTATAAAACGTGAGAGCAAGCGTCTTTATAGTGAGATTGAGGATAGAACCAAGAAGATAGCCCTTAAATCATCATCGTTGATAAAGGAGGAGGATTTCGTCTCTCTTCATGAGATGACTCATAAGATACAGATGTTGAATATAGAGGCTGTAAAAGTCAATTCTAGGTTGATGTTCATAATCCAGTTGGCTACCAGCTTCGGTATGGATCTGGATTTCGATACGACATATGCGTCTACCGCAAAGAGCATTATGGAAGACAGAACGTCTGGATTTGTGTTTTATGATGACAAGGAACGTCTGAGATATGCTGATAAGGAGCTTGAGGATATGTTCCATGATATGAGCGTGACGGAAGTAAGTAAGATAGGGGTTGTTCAATCTTATGAGCTTCTTATGAAACAGTATAACGAGTTTAAGGAAATGAAAGCTAATGCCACAGGGAAGACGAAAGCCGACGAGTAAGGACGCTGATCGGGTTAACGACAATCTTGAGGTCATAGCTAAGGCTATAAATGACGCTAAGACTTATATTGATAAGCATCCTTGGGACAAGGAGAAGCCGGAGGATATGGCAAGGGCATTTGACTTCATATCAAAATTAATCGATAAGATAAATACATGGAATGATTCTTATATGGAGAAAAGTGGGATCATGGATGTATATAGGTCTGTAAGCAATGTCCAGAAAAAGGAACGTAAGGGTCAGGTTTCTGGTGGAATCGAGTCTGTTTTAAAGGATATTATAAAATGAGTCTAAGTACGAGTCCAGAATTTTATGTAAACATGAAAAATCCTCCTGTATGGAACGATCTGTTCGGTTGGGAGGATCAGGATGACGATGTTAAGCAGTTCTTTAAAGAAGAGGCTTATAAGGTCAAGTACGGGGTGACTATCAATGGTACGTTCATCCCTCCATGGCTTTATTGGCATGTTAATTTCTTTCCCGTATTCCAGGATCTTCCAAACGGGGAACGTGTGCCAGCGATCAGTCGTTTGCGTGATAACGAATGGTTTTTCGCCGAGATGTACCAACGTGCCCGTCAGGAGAAGAAAGGGTTGGGGATGTTTGGTACTCGTCGTTTTGGCAAGGCTCTTCTGGACTCGGAGCTGATATATACTCCTTATGGACCTAAGAAGATAGGGTTCGCTGATATCGGTGATATCATATATGGCGATGATGGTAAGCTTACGACTGTAGTAGGCGTATATCCTCAAGGGTTCGTTGATATGTATAAGGTTACGTTTGAGGACGGGCGCAGTATAGTATGTTGCGGTCAACATCAGTGGAAGGTTAAATATCATGGTGATTATAAAGTCATGAGCACTATGGGTATCATCCACTCTGACTTCCAGAAGATGACTATAGACATAGGGGAGGCGGTAGATTTCCCTGAGCGGCGGTGGCTGATATCGCCCCAGCTCCTTGGGTCTCTGACCGCCTCTTTCCTTTGTGGATCTACCGACAGGATCTTCGAGTTAAGCAATAAGGAGATGGATGATATTATTTATTCATCCAAAAAACAGAAAGAGTTGTTTATAAGCTCATTCATGAAGATAGCTTGCGGCATAAGTACTGGTGACGATCGTTTTAAGGTCGTTTACAAAAGTGAGTATATTATATCCTTCGTAAGAAGAATATTCTGGTCTATGGGATATTATTGCGTCATGGATGGTGATGATATGTATATATCTAAGACCCATAACAGGCTTAGGATATCCGATATAGATTATTACGGGAAGTATAAAGCTACTTGTATTGAGGTCGATAACAAGTCCCATCAGTTCCTTACCACTAATTTTGTCGTATCCCATAATACGACTATCATGTCATCCCTTCTTCAGATGAACGCTACCATGACGATCGGGCTTAGTCATTCCGTGGTAGGTTTCAGCGATAGCGATTTATCTAATATAGGTGAGTATTGTGAGTATGGGCTTGATCATGTGCATCCTTTTTTCAGAATTAACAGGACCAAGACCGATTGGAGTTCTGGTGTCACCTTAGGCAAGCGTATGTCCAACGGGGTTCGTGATGTTCATGCCATAATATCCATAGCCAATATCAACATGGGTAGGAAGACATCCACGCAGAAGACTGCCGGTCTGACCCCAGCCACGGCTATTTTCGACGAGGTAGGTAAGGGACCTATCAAGAAACCGTACACGGCCGCCATGCCGTCCTACGACACTCCTTATGGCTGGCGTCTCAGTCCTATCTTGGCTGGTACCGGTGGTGAGGTGGAACTATCCAAGGACGCTCAGGAGATGTTCTCTGATCCTGATACATACAATCTCCTGGTCATGGACTGGGATATTTTAAATCGGAGAGCCATGAAAGGGAAAACATGGAAAGAACGGAAATGGGCGATGTTTGTCCCCGGTCAGATGGCTAACTCCGGTGTTAAGAGAACTATAGGATTGGGCGATTATCTTGGTAAGCCTGATGACAAGAAGCTTAATAAGATCAAGATCGACGCTACTGATTTCGAGGCTAGTACCAATAAACTTAATGAGGAACGGAAGAAACTATCTACAAAAGATAGGGTTGCGTACACTTCTCATACCATGTTCTATCCATTTACGATTGACGACTGTTTTTTAAGCTCATCCCAGAACCTATTCCCGGTCGAGTACGCTATCAAGCATAAGAATGATCTCCTTGAGTCGGGGCAATATAGCGGTATGCTGTGTGATGTCTTTCTTGAGTCAGGTAATAAACTGGGGACTACTAAATCGAATAAGCAACTGGCTGGATTCCCGTTTAGCGGCGGTGTTATTGACGCTCCTGTCCAGATATTCGAGATGCCTCAATCCAATAGGTTTGATGATTTTATTTATGTGGCGGGCCAAGATCCGTATAAGCAGGCCAAGTCTGATACTCCTTCATTGGGATCCTTTTATATATTCAAAAGGCGTGTTGGTATCCGAGATCCTTATGCCTATAGAATAGTTGCCTCTTACGTATCCCGCCCATCATCTATAGACCAATTCTGTCGTACATGCGAGGTACTTCAGAAAGGATATGGTGCTATATGTCTTATGGAGAACGCTGACCAGATGTATGAGCAGTATCTTAACCGTAAAAGCGGTATGCCAGCGTCTTTCTTTCTGTTTGCTGGTGAGGCAATAGCCAATAAGTATGTGAAGGCCGGCTCCCGGCAGAACAGCAAGCTGGGGCTATACCCGACCCCCGGCAACCAGAACCTGCTATTCTCGTGCGTGGTGGATTATTGCTGGCAGGATTTCGTTATTGGTTATGATGATCAGACTGGTCTTGATATAACTGTCAAGGGTATTGAGTTGATTGATGATATAGCTCTACTGGATGAAATAATACAGTACAAGCCCGGATTGAACGTCGATAGGATAATAGCGTTCGGGCATGCGTTGGTTCTCGCCAGATATTTTGACGATAACAACTACATGCCTAAATCGAAGATCGAGGAGATGAATAATGCCCGCAAGGAAGACGCTTATAAACACCATGAGGTATATGCCTCTGCCTTTGGATCGGTATCTATAGGAGCTTTTAGGTAAATGAATGTCAATTAAACGCCTATCTTTGTTGTAAATAAAATTGAATAATCATGGAAGTGTTTAATAGAGATCATTCGTTTCCAGCAAAAGGAGCGTTATTAGGATTACCTCCTCAGGCTATTTCCACGAAGAAAAAGAACAGGAAATGGAAGGAGGATTGTATGGACGCTCTTGAGACGATAGGATTGAAACAGTATGATCATAACCAGATGTACCGTGACTATTATCTGATGGCGGATGGTAAGTTATCTTTTATGGAGATGGCGGATGTTATCCCTCAGTTAAGGAGCGTACAGAAGCTAAGGAGCGATATAAGGATACCTTCTTTCTTGAAGCATTATGATATCATAGGTGGTATCGTAAATGCCTTTGAGGGATGGCTGACAAACCTACAGGATAAGTATACGGTTAATGAGGTAGGGGATATGGCTATAAGTGAGTATGAGGATACGATGTCAAACTTACTTCATCGTCATATACAAGAACAGTGGGATATTATCGTTAATCAGCGTCTTGTGGAGGCCGGTCTTGATCCTACGTACAATGAGTTTAATTCCGAGGAGGAGCGTCAGGCTTATGTTCAGCAAATCCAACAGGCCAAAGTGTCTATGACCCCTGATGATATCCATAGGTTCATGAGTACAAGATGGAAGACGCAGGCGGCGGTATGGGGGGATCATGCGATCGAGGCCGACCGTAGCCGGTTTTATATGGATGAGCTTGACAGGGAGAATTTCAGGGATCGTCTTCTTAGCGGAAAGATGTTCCGTAATCATTTCGTTGGCTTCGACTACTATCGTCCGGAGGTATGGAGCCCGATGGAGGTATTCCATCCTGACGTGAAATACCCGCAATACGGATCTTATGTGGGCCGTATTCATTATTACGAGGGTGTTGAGCTGATATCAAGATACGGCCATAAGATGACGGCCAAGGACAAGCGTCGTATTATGGGCGGTGATGATGATTATGAGGGATGGGTATCTAATGACGGTACTAGGTATGACTGGAAGAAAAAGAAGCCGTCTATTACCGGTATGTACGAGAATGAGGTTGTCCCATGGAAGGGATACCATGACTATGAATCTATAGTCGCCGCTGAGGATTACTACGGCGTTCCGATGGGTGAGTACCACACCTTCGGGCCGGACGGGGAGGAGCACACCCAGCCCCGCTTCTTGCCCCGCTTCCATCCCTTTGGCTATTTTAACTCTGACATGTCCAATGGTAAGAGATATGAGATAGATTCCCGCCTTTTTAGGGTCATGGAGGGATATTGGGTATCCATGAAACCGGTATTCTTAATAACTTACATGACGGAGACCGGGATGGTGGATCAGGAGCTTGTTACCGACGAGCTATTGCCTGAGTTTTTGGAGAAGAACGGGATAAAGAAAGTGAAGAGGGTTATGGCCGAAGCCGTCAGTGATCCTGAGGTGAACACCTACATCTTGGAGTATGTTCCTGAGGTTAGGTTTGGCGTTAAGATCACCGGAGGTAATTTAATGGATAAGCCTATATATATTGGTGGGGATCCAATACCTCATCAGATACATGGTGACAGCAGTCTGTATGATTATGTCATTCCGGTTTCTGGATTTATAGGGGCCAGTCTCGCTGATCGCATACAACCGTTCCAGATGATGTATAACCTTGCTATGAATCAGCTATACAATAACGCCGAGAAGGAGATCGGTAAGTTCTTCTTAGGCGACCTTGGATTCTTGCCTACTGAATATAAGGATATGATGGACAAGAAGGGTGCTTTAGCTACTTTCATGCAGATCGTTAAGTCTGTATCGTTTATGGGTGTAGGTGGTAATGATACGAATAATCCTTACCAGAATCCGCAGATGAGTAGCATATATAACCAGTTTGGTGTATATGATCTTACTAATACGGATCAGATAAGATCCCGTATGGAAATGGCTTCTTACGCCTATATGATGGCTTATAGGATGATAGGTATATCCGAGCAGGCAATGGGTCAGTCAACCAGATACGAGAGTTCTACGGGCGTAAAACAGGGGGTTAACGCTACTATGCTACAGACCCAGACTTACTTTAATGATTTCGATGACTTCAAGAAACGGACATTGGATATTCATCTAGCCGTGGCTCAAGTATGCCAGAAGGAAGGATACGATTGGACCGTGATGTACAGGAACAGCGATCTTTCCTTGGCTTACATCAGTCTTACGGATAATAGCTTGTCGTTACGTCATCTTAATGTTATGGCTGTCTCTAATTCCAAGAAACGTCTGGAATTGGAGAATTTGAAACAATATATATTACAGACAAATACGTTAGGTAATGACTTACTTGATATCACTAGGATGATGAGCGCCAACTCAACGGCTGAGATGAATCAGATCGGAAGGGACGCTAGATCTTACGCCGATCGTGTAAGGCAGGAAGAATACCAGAATCAACAGCGACTTGTCCAGCAACAAGCAGAGGCCGAGCAACAGGCACGTAATGATGAGCATGAGAAGGATAAGGAGCTGGCTTATATCAAGGGCAACTTCGACTTACGAGGTAAGAGCATAATGGCCGCCGGTCAAGCGGCTAGGACCGAGAACAACTCTGAAGGCATGGATTATGTCGAGGCTATGGCTGATAGGGCTTTAAAGGAAAGGGATCTTGATATCAAGGAAGAGGATATGAGAACCAGACAGGCTAACGCCGAGGCTGAGCGAAGATCTCGTGAGGAGATAGAGAAAAGGAAGTTGGAATTAAAAGAAAAGGAGATAGACGCTAGAAACAAACGTTCTGATACAGATAGGTTTACGTCGATAATAAACAAGAATTGATTACAAGTTTTGTAAATATTTTTACAAAATCTGTAATCATTTTGGCGTAAAATTCTGTCATATACTATAATGGGTTTGATTTAATTGGTAATTGGATTAATAATACTTTTGTAAAAAGCAAAAAAGGAAATTGTATGAATGACATGGGTGATTTCGCTAAGGGTTTTAAGACCATGAGTGTCGAGGAACTTTTTTACCGTGGTGACGGTGATGGCGATAAGAATAATATCGAGGGTAAATATGATAAGGATGGTAATCCTATAGGTGATTCCAAGGAAGAGCCTGCCGACGGCGGAGCGGCTGACGGTGGCGGGGATAAGGGCGGCGACGCTACCAACCCAGACCCGGATTCCTTTGGCGAAGGCGGTACTGATAATAATAACGTGGTATCAGGTTTTAACGGGAAATCTTTCTTGGAGAAGATGGCCGCCAGAGGTATCATCGACAGTATTGATAACCTTGATATTATGGTAGATGATAAGCCAGTCGATCTTTCTACTATCACAAAAGAAGATGATTTACTTGATATAGTGGAGGGATTGATCAAGGATAAGGCCGATGAGTTGTTGAAGGATAAGGTTGATACCGGTTCTATGTCTGACTTCATGAAGAAGATGATAGAGGTGGATAAGGCTGGAGGTAACGTTGGCCAACTATTAAGCCAATATCAGAGTATTCAGGCTCCGTTGGATAACCTTGATATGAGCAACAAGAATGATCAGCTTGCGGTCATCCAGCATTATTATAAGATGTTGGGTATGCCGGAAGACGAGATAAAGGATAATATGGAAATGATGATTGGTAAAGGCGATGAGTTTATCGAGTCTAAGGCCAATAAGTTTCATGATATCCTGAAAAAGGAGATGGATAACCTTATCGAGGAGGAGAAAAAGAAGTCCGAGAAAAGGAGACAGGAGTTAGTTGAGCAGATGAGAGTCTATAAGAAAGGTCTAAAGACATCTATAAGCTCAGGATTTCAGTTGAATGACACGATGATAGGTAAGGCTGTCGATTTCGTTACCAAGCCGATAGACAATCAAGGTCATACGGCTATAGATAAAGCCTATTCCGAGGCTATTAAAAATCCGGACATGGCCGCTGATTTGGCCTTGTTCTTGATGAATAAGGACGAGTTCCTTAAACAGAAAACCAACAAGGCTAAGATGGAGGTTAATAAGAAGACCATCACTCTTCTTTCTGGCAATAAGGGAGGAAAGCAGAATAAGACTAATATCGATAACGATACTATAGAAGCTAACTTCCTTGATCTGAGTGGATCAAAGAGTGTATAACGTTTAAATATATTGAAAATGAATCCGTTTCTTACAAAAAGTTTCCCGGCTACCGTGAATGGCGATAACGTTATTGCCTTTACCGATGCCAAGAACTATAAGACTTCGCTCGTAGAGCATAACTTAGGCTCATTGGCGAGCTGGTATTACGAGGATCCTGACAAGAATCATCTGGGTCTTTTGAATCTGTTCTCTAATATCGCTAATTACCCTGTACCGATGTATATGGGTATGATTAATAACGGCGCTACGATCTCCGTTAACGGTATTGGAGCTTCTTTCCGTTATGATCTTCCTGTTACAAAGACATTCGCTGTCGTTACGGCAGAGGATACTTCAGGTCATCATCTAAAACCGGGTATTGACGGTAGTTTGTTTGATATCGTTTTGAATACCTCTGAGTTTACGGCTTATGATGTTATTACCTACGATGCTGCTAACGGTTGTAATATCCTTATCTCAGGTGAGATCCCGTCTAAGACAGAAGGTGACTTGACACGTTATTGGTGTCATGTTATCGGTGGTAAGGCTAAATACTTCCCTAAAGAGAAATTACGTCCTGGTATCCGTTATTGGAAGATCGGTCATGCTCTTGGTGAGTACAGCACTCAGTTCTCTAAGGTATCTGGAGCTGACAAGGCCGGTTCCATGACCTGTGAGTTCCGCTTAGGAAACCACCGTGGTGTTGAAGGAGAGACAACTATGTATGCTGGTATGAAGTCCATGCAGGCTGCCCAGAACAGCACTTCAGAGTTTGTGGAGACCGCTCTTCGTCGTATGAATGCCATGAGAAGTGAGTATGAGGGTAATATTCCTGATCTGGCTATTATCGGTAAGACTGTTAATGGTAGACTTGATTTGCGTACAGCTAAAGTAGCCTCTACGTTGGAGGTGTTCTGTATGGCTGAGTTGGTTAAGCTGGAAGCTAGACAGTTGATGTGGCAAGAAGGTGGTATTATCATGGATCAAAATGGTCCTATCCATTTGAATGAAGGTATCTATCGTCAGCTTCGCCGTGGTTACACTATCTACTATAGCCGCCCGATGGGTATTACTAAGGATACGCTTATGGCTGCCGCAGCTTATATTTTCCGTGGACGTCAGGATCTTCCTATTACGGAACGTAAGATTAAGTTCAAGGTAGGAGCTATGGCTATGATTAACTTAGAGAAGTTGATCAGGGAATCGTTCTTCACTACCTTGCAGAACTTAAGCTGGGGTATGGGAAGCGATAGGATGTTGCCTTCTAATCCTATTTCCGGTACTAACGACGCCATGATCTTAGGTCCTGTTCAGGTTAAGGGAGCTTTCATCCCGGGCATCGGTAATGTTGAGTTCGAGCATGATCCTTCTTTGGATTACGCCGACATGACAGATCGTAGCGAGTTGGTGAATGGCATGTATCCTAGATCCTCTTATTCTTGTATTATCGAGAATATCACTGACGCTGGATCGACTAACGCGTATTCCGCTATTCCTAATACGGCTAACGCTAAGTTAGGTAATATGAACAACAACGTATTCTATATCAAACCAGAAGGTGTAAGTATGTGGTGGGGTTATGAATACGGTCGTTGGGCACACAAAGCCAACGGTAATGAGATCGTATCATCCTTGCCGGGCATGAAAGAGCAATTCTGGTGCCACTCTGCTTCCGCAGCATGGGTTATGGATAATAGTAAGTTCTTGATTATCGAGCTTCAACCGAACTACTTCGGATAAGTTTTTTCATATATGTAATTTGGTTTTTAGAGGGGAGGATATTCCTCTCCTCTTTTTTAAAGTAACGCAAAAAGGAAATGAAAGAAATTTTAAAATCAAGGAAGGTATTGGCCGAGGTAAACGGTTTTAATATCATGTCAGATACCTTATATGAGGTTGTAGGCAAACACGATGGAAGTGCTCCTCAGGCCTTTCAAGACGCTAATATAGCTAAAGTTCCGTTCCCGGAGAACGCTACTCACGTATGTTGCCCTTGGGATGATTTCTCCAAGGCCTATAACACCGGTTTTTATCCAAGATCAAGATGCTATAATGGTCTTGACAAGAATGAGATCGACAGGCTCGTCAAACAGCGGGTAGATAATATCATGAAGCCTTTCGAGGAAATGTCGCAGATGGATCTATCTCAAACCAATTTAGAATTTTGGGATGACGCTAAGGATAAGATCTTCATGGGTAAGGTTTATAATACGGCTAATACCGTAGATCTATTTTATTTATATTTGGCTGTATTTTCCGGCATGTTGACTCCTCAGGAAATGGATGGCGATCCTGTCTTCATGAACTCCATGTTCTGTTTCGTGGAGAAAGACAATATGAAGGATTTCGTTCAGCAGCGTGAGATCAATAAGATGAACATCAGCTATAAGTTTATCAGCGCCCTCAAGAAAGGCGGCGACGATCGTCAGGCTGTCATCGATCTTCTTCTTTACATCGGTATCGTAACTCGCCCGGATTTCACGGAGGATGAGTATTATACAGGATCTCTATCAAACTGGATGAATGAGAAGAAGACCAATGTTGATTATCTGCTTGATATCTGGGATCGGTCATTGGAAGGTGATTTCAAGGAAGTTCTTGAGTTTTACCGTATCGTAAATGTCCTTCAACGAAATGGTCGTATCAATATGACTCCATCCGGATTACAATATAATGGCCAGATCATAGGGCCTGACGTTCGGACATCCGCTGAGTTCTTGGCTACCAAGAAAGACTTTATTAACATAAAGGCTAATGTATTGGATGAGTATGAGGAGATCATATCTATGTCTAATATCGATGATAAGTCCAAGACCAAGAAGGTTAAGGATATTAAGAAGAAGGATGACGTAGAGGAAGGTGATAAGGTTAAGGAGGAATAACGATGACAATCCAAGAAGCATATTTAAGGTCTTTGCAGAAGAACGAGCAGAATCTGGCCAATGGCGGGATTAAGCTGGATCCGGGAAGGTTCGTGCTGTTGTTCAACGAGGCCCAAGACCGGTTAGTTAAGTACTATCTAAATAGGAAGGATGACGAGACTATACGCTCCATCCAAAACCTTCTTGTTTATTGGATGTCGTTGGATAATGCGGGTAGGATGGATGACCCTGAGTCTACGTCCTTTAACTTACCTGACGACTATCTATGGTTTTCTAACATAAAAGGCGTTTTCTCGTACAAAGGATGTGAGGCCGCTGATTTCGTTATGTGGGAGGCTAAGAACGAGAATATCCATGAGCTTCTTGGAGACGAGAATAACCGCCCTTCTTACGACTATCGGGAGACATTCTATTCCATAGGGAACGGGAAGGTCGTGGTCTACGAGTCAGGCTTCCGTACCGAGGAGGTTAAGATGACGTACTACCGCCGTCCTGTCAGGGTAGACCTATCGGGGTATATCAACGCCGCCGGTATCCAATCCACGGACATCGACCCGGAGCTGCCCGATTATCTTGTGGAGGAGATTCTGGATATGGTAGCTAAACAATTCAACCTTAATGAGAATGAATTGTATAGATATAGAATGGATAAGGATAATGTGGCTTCTTTTAAGTGAACAACGTTAGTTTGATAGAAAGACCTGCCTAGAAATAGGCGGGTCTTTTTTTATTTCATGGTATGTGTGTTTTTGCTTTTTTATTTCTATATTTGCATAATATTTAATTGTGTAAAATATTATGATATGATTTCAAGTAGTAAAATTTTATTCGGTGTACCTATTAGATGTGATGAAGAAACATCATTTATGTCTTTGACTGACTTACAAGAGGCTTATTTAAGAAAGAGAATCGTAGAAGGATGGAGTGATAAGAGGATAGAGGGAATTTTATCCAATAGGAATAGTTCTGAGCGTATATATTATGTTATAAAAGACAAGTATATAAGAGGTATATCTTTATCAAGTTTTATTAACGACGTAAACAACACATCTCTTGTCAAGACATTAAAATCGCTTGGGGTGTATAAATCTACCGGTAGAGGATCGAATAGGTTGGTTATGTGTGCTAAAGAGATATGGATGATGGTCGCCATGGAATTACATCCATCTATATATAATGAATGTATAAAAATGTTTGGAAGATCAGATATAAGCAATGACGCTATTATATATATAAGGGGAGGAAACGAGTATAGTGATATGTATAGATATCTGTCTTCATTTTTTAGTTCTGATGATATTGAGAGAATAATTTTTGCTATAAATAAGACTGTTACCGGTGAATGTGATAAGTTTTTATACACCAAGCAAGAATCGGAAAGGATTGTTTGTATTCAAAAAGATATATGCAAGTTTATAAAAATGGGTATATTCGAATCTGTCGATGATATAATTGATATATTGGTAAATGATGTAGATGATGATCATGATTGTAATATATTCACCTATTTGGCTGTCGATGGTTTAAGTAAGGATATTAAAATAGGTAAGACGTTTAATGTAAAGAAGAGAGAGAGGGATTTAAGATGCGCTAATCCAAGGTTAAGTATCATAGCTTGTGTAAAAGGTGATATAGAGAGATGTTTGCATGATAAGTTTTCCGACAAGAGGATTTCAGGAGAGTGGTTTTCATTGTCATCTAATGATGTTGATAATATTATAAATGAATATGGATTTGTTTTAATAGAGTAGCTTTACAAAAAATGTAATCCGCATTAATATATATACACTCATGACCGTACTTTATTGTCGTAAACTCGTTTATTGTTATGTTTGCGTTAGGTAAATGATTTTTAAACTAAAATATTAATTATATGTTGCACAGACCGCAAGATCGGGTACTTTTCGTATCCCCACACGCTAAGATGGTGGATGTTGATTCCATCTTCTTGAAGGAAGGACAGATCGGTATTTACGATACTAAAGATACTTCCGAGAACGGTTGTAAGGCCGTGATTGATTTTACCGGTAAGCCTCGTAACGACAAGCGTTATGAGATCCGTATCGGTCGTAATGAACAAGCGGCTTCCCGCTCTATCTATGATAAGGATTTTTCCACGCCGTTATTCTCTTTGAACGAGATCACGGAGATCTACGCTTCTTGGCCGAAGAAAGATCATGCTTATGTCGATGATGTTATCTTAGGATACAATGGTGTTTCTGATGACACGGCATTCTCAGTTTCCAAAGGAGACCGTATCGCTATTCGCTTGGTCCTCGCTGGTCGTGCCTTCGAGCTTCTTGGCTATGAGGAGGGTCGTGTAGAGATCAATGACGCCATTCTTTTGGATGATTGTGATAATACGCCAAATCAATGCGAGGAGTGCGATCCTTGCGAGGAGGTTGATTTGTTGCCCGCCGTATTGAAGTGTATTGAGCGGATGAAGAATCAACCTATTGCTGGTGGTGGTAAGTTATCTGATTATATCGATATTACTCCTGTTACAAGATGCACCAACGAGGCTACGGAGCCTGAGACGGAGGACGTGAACTTCTATTGTATGGAGGTATGTGATACTGGTGATGATTTGGCCTTGGCTGAGGTTCGCGCCCAATATCCGGGGTTGAAGATCGTACGAGATACTATTGAGGGTAGCATGTCACGTTATAAGGTTATGAAGAAGGGGGCTAAACCTGCTGACTATACTCAACGTCTTATCTCTATCATGAAAGGATGTACAGACTGTCCTCCTAGCTATACGGAAGTTAAGGGTGGTTATCTTTATTCTATTTCTTTGGAGGATGATGGTGTTGATATGTCTACTACAGTAGAATCTTTACCTAACGTGGTAGCTGATACGGTTAATAAGATGAGCCAGATCAAGGGATCGGGTTTGTATATTGCGGCCACTTCTAAGAAATTGACGAGTGATGAGATTTCTGCTTTTGTGGAAGCTAATCCTACGGCTATCATCTATTACGTTGCTAAGACATCTGATATGTGTGAGAATCCTACGGTTCGTACCGCTTCTTGGTCAGCTTGTGGTTCTTGCAAGGTATCTACAGAAAAGTATTATATCACTATACCGGATGACGAGTGCGGAAACAGTGCTTTGGAGGAAATTCAACAGGCTTTCCCGGAACTGGAGATCACTGATTACGGCACTCCTGCGGCTTGCCAGCATAGCTTCCAGACAACGGTATATACCAATATGTTGTGCGATGAGTGTGACAAGGTATTTGAAGGATTCTTCACCAGCAATGCTCCGGCTTCCTATCGTAACCGTATGTGGAAGAAATTGGAGTCGGCTCAGGAACTTGGCTCTAACTGTAAGTGCGGTATCCGTTTCCGTGGCAAGGAAATGTTATTATCTCCGTCAGAGTGCTTGATGGATCAAATGACATATATCGAGGATAGCGTTGAGATCGTTGGCGCTAGCGGCGGTTATCCTGATTCTCTTGACGAGGGATCTCCTATCTGGTGGGATCAACTTCATTTCGAGAGACTGTCTAGCAAAGCCCCGCGTACTCATGTAGGCGGTAATATGATGGATGACGAGTTGAAGGGTTACGCTCATTTCAACGGCTTCCCGAAACATCAGGATTTCATGGGGCGGACGTTCATGAACGAATATAGTCGTGTAGAGCAAACGGCTCAGTACGTTGACTTCCAGATTACGCTCAATCCTCATAGATACGCTCAGGGATTCGGAAAGGTTATCGCCGATGATCCGGTTAACCTGATCTTACGTGTACGCTATGGCGCTCATGAGGGTGTTCAGGAGATGATCAATATGATCGGTGCTGCCGCTGGTCTTGGTCCGGCCATCGTAACCGAGCCGAAATAAAGAACCTTTTTTGCGTTCATATATTTCCTAAAGGGGAGAGATTCAATTCTCTCCCCTTTTTTAATCTATAATAAATGGTTGTGATGGAGGAGTGAAGTTTGTCGTGTATCTAGGTATGTTTGATATTCTCATCTCGTCTATAATACCGCCTGTCATATTATCGCTAGACCCTGTTCTTCCTCCTATACATATATCGTAGTCTTGTTTTGATATGTTTTTTTTCTTGTTAAATTTATTTATACCATTAATATATAATCCACATGATTTGTTATTAGATGATAATGCTATGTGATTCCATCCTATCTCTAAGACAGAAGAGCTTACGCTTTCATAATTGTCGAAATTTCCATATATGATATTATCATACCCTATATAGAAGGCAAATCCTGTAGGGCTTCCTGCTATATCAGATGTTATAAATCCTTGTTTTGAACTTTTATTCGTACAATAATACCATAGTTCTATGGTATAGTTCCCTTCGGATATAATATCCCAGAACCATTGTGATTGGTCGAATATTATAGGGGCGCTGTCGAATTTAGCGGCTTGATCAAATTTTCCTGAGACATATGATCCCCCCCCCCATGTGACAGGACCTACGTTCTTTCCGATATATTTGAAATCATTGTTAAAATGAAATAACAATATCGTGTTGTTGGCTTTTTTGTTAAAGAACATTCTTCTTCTCATACATCTTATGTTTTTAATTACGTTCAAAAATAATTATATATATCTTTGAGGTGAATAATTAAACGATATAATATGTCCGCTATTAATGAGTATTTAAAGAGACTGGCTTCTATATTCGGAAGCATGGGTTTCTCCGTTCCGCCAGATGACTTCTCAGGGGTTGTAATAGACGGAAAGACGTATCCGGTCATGATGAGGAATGACGGGTGTTACGTTTACTTCGATGATAAAGGAGTAAAGAGACTTGTAAGCGAGGTTCCTAGAAAGGACTATCAGTTCATTAACATCAAAGACGCCCGTGTGTCGATCGTCAACCAATGCTATCGTACGCCGGGTGGTCAGGTAGAGGCCCGTATCCATACCTATATGAATAATAAGGGAGAGATACTGGCCGAGAAGATATTTATCATCAACTCATCTGATATCGATATTCCTATCGGCAGTGAGTTTGATAAGATTCCTGATGGGTGGGTGGCTATAGATTGCAGTATAGCCGAAATGACCGATCGGGAGTTGATATTCGTAAGTAAATGTTATGCCACGGAAGGGGGGAAGGTCCAGATCGAGGGCGTTGAGTCGGTAGATCCCCGCTTGAACCCGGAGGTGTCCCATTATGAGGTGGTGAATACGACTGACGATAGTAATCCTATCGGTACGGAGTATGATAAGATACCTGATACATGGAATCGTATAGTATGTGATTTCCCTGATATGACTCAAAGGGAGATAATACCGGTTCTTAAATGCTTTGATACCGGGACCGGGAGAGTACAGATAGAGGGATATAAGATATTTGATTATGAGATGGGTACCAGAAAGGAATGGTATCGCGTCAAGCAAAGTACCGATCCTGAGAATCCGGTAGGTAAGTTCATTACCAGCATAAGTGATGACTGGGTTGAGGTTGTTTGCGACTTCACGGATATGGAGGATCGTGATATTGAGGTAACTGTAGAATGTTATAAGACACCGGCCGGTAAGGTGAAGCTGGAGGTTCTCACGTCATGGGACGGGAACATAGGAGTTAGGGATAAGAACTATAAAGTCCTGGAGACTACCGACCCGTCACAGCCTGAGGGCGCCAGCTTCTCATCCTTGCCAGACACTTGGATAAGGGTAGTCTGTGATTTTGACGATATGGAGGAGAGAGATATCAAATCCTATATCGAGTGTTATGACAGCGGTAGCGGCAACGTTAAACTTCGAAGGATGGTGTCGTATGACTCCAAGATAAAGGCCAGATATACCCGTTTCGAAGTCCTTGAGTCGGATGACGCTGGCTTCGTCCCGGGGACCGACTTAGCTACCCTCCCAGAGAGTTTCTCTTTGGTTCCATGTGATTTCACGGATATGGAGGATAGAAACGTTCAAGTATATCGTGAGTGTTATGCTTTCAAAGGGCAGCGTATTGAGGTGGATAAGGTTGTCTCTTATGACGGTGATCTAGGTGATAGGAAGGCCAAGTATATTGTACGTGAAAGCGAGGACGGCGCTATCTTAATAGATCAGGAATATGATGAGATCCCTGTTGGATGGAAGAAATCTCCTTGCGATCTTGAGAACCTTCGTGACAGGCATGTATCTTACTACGATCAGTGTTATGTCACGGAGAACGATAAACGTGTGAAAATCCATAATATCGTTATATATAACTCTTTAGGATATGAGTGGTATCATTTCTATGAGGTTACGCAGTCAGAGGACGATAAATATGAGGTAGGCGATATTAACTCCTCTATGGTTGGTAAATGGAGTAGGGTTGAGTGTGAGATGCCTGATATGGAGAATCGGTTCTTGGATACGACAGATACCTGCTATGATACAGGGAATGGTACGGTTAAGATAAGGCGTCAGGAGTCTATTGACTATAAGCTTAATGTCCGGGAGTTTGATTATAAGATCGTGGAGTCAACCGATCCTGATCATCCCACCGATACCACCCCTACCCAAGATACGGTTAGTGGTTGGACGGTAATAAGCTGTGACCTTAATATCATGGAGGTAGATGACTGCTATGAGGTTGGTGGCCATAAGATCCATTTAAAGGGATTCAGGACGGTCAATCCGACGTTGCAGGATATTAAGTCCATATTGTATGTCGTGTATTCCGATCATCCTGATTATCATGCTGGCGATGAGCTTAACTCTATTCCAGAGGGGGCTAAGGTCACGATCTGTGATTATGCGGATAAAAGCCAAAGACATATGGTCCCGGTGCGCGAGTGCTATGAGGTAGCCGATGGCCGGTTCTATGTGGAGGGAAGCAGGTTGGTGGATAACAATATGGTCGTTGAGCGGATGTCGGTGATGGTGCTGGAGTCATCCTCCCCGACCTACCCGGTAGGCACGACACTGACCTCCATTCCTGTTGGCGCTACTATCGTGGCTTGTTTATGTCAAACCTGTTAATCTGAATGGCTATGGTTAAAGTATGTAATGATTATTTTATGATTGACGCCTTAGCCGGAGGTCAGGTCATAAGAAAAAGAAAGTATCGTCGTGAGAATACGATGATAGGATATAAGTGGTATGATTATAATGGGGTTGAGGTTATCGACCCCATTGAGATATCACGTCTTGATAGTCTGGCTACCAAACATCAGCGTGTGGATCAGGCTTACGATGACCATGCTGTTTTCATGTCATCAACCAACTACGTTAATAGCGTATCCGGTATCCCTATGGACAAACATATGGTTGTGGTCGAATGGAGGCCGGAAAGCGAACAGGGGTTTGTTACGATGGCTCATGAGCAAGGTCTGGAAGGTGATAGCTATTATATCGTTGTCATCAATACAGGTGATAAGCAAGCCACGATCTATACTCCGGTAGACCCGGAGGAGCCAAAGGAAGACGCTACCCGTGCCGAAGATGACGCCAGCGTCTCTGTTGGAGGATCGTATGTATCTATATCTCCAAGACAAGTGGAGAGAATAAGAGTCACGTTTAGGGGCGGAAAGTGGTATTATGAGCTGGTGACTAAAACATATCCTAGCAATACCGGTGGTATTAAGATCGGTGACGTGGATTTCGTTACGTTCAGATATTTGTGGGATGAAAGTTCGGGAAGGGATTTAGATACCATGACAGAGGCTCTTAACTCGAATGTTCCTACCATAGATAATTTAGGCGTAGGATTCGCTGGTCCCGGTAATAATGACGATCATGTAAGAAGCGTACTTAAATGGGGAGGAGACAATACCGGATCAGGCAAGGAATGTGTATGGATGTCGGTAAAGGATCTTCGTGCTCAATATTATGATATATTACCTGAAGAGACTCAGTTTATAGCCTACTCCACATGGTTTGGATCCAAAGGTACTGGTAAGTGTTCTTTTGAGCTTGTAGGGTATAAGGGCGGTACGATGAGACAGGATAGGTATAACTTTATCAATACCGGAGGATCTGTCGTATATCAAAACACATATGATTTTATCTGCAATACCAGTAAGGGGGCGAGTACATATAAGACTTCTTATCAGAAAGTAGCCCGTATTACTTATAATAAGCTCACCAATGAGGTTTATATGTCTATAGGCGATGCTATAGATCAGGAGGATAATTATGATAAGCTGGAGCGGGAGATCAATAATATAAAGGAAAGACTTAGCGATGTCGAGAGCGAGTTGGCTGTCGTAAGACGTATAGCCGAGGGCAAGAACACGGCATATATCTTTGATACGGTCGATGCCATGAATGAGTGGCTGGCGGTCCCGGAGAACACGGCTAAGCTCCGTGTGGGGGACAGCTTCTGGATCAGGGAGCAGGATGTGCCTGATTATTGGTGGGATGGAACTCAGGCTTTAGAGCAGGAAGGACCTAAGGTTGATCTATCTCCTTATTATACAAAAGATGAGATTAATAATATTGTTGATAATATCAACCAGAAGATAGAGGATAAGAGTACGTCGATCATCTTCGATACCTATATCCAGATGAAGTCTTTTGTGGATGACCCTACCAATGCCAACAAGCTTAAGGAAGGTACTATCTTGTTGATACGAGATAAGAACGTACCTGATTATTATTACGATGGAGCTGGTATAGTTAAGATGGAAGCCGACGTAGAACAATGTCTTTACGTTACTTTAGCCAATAAGCCTACGGAAAGCACCGTTAGTTATACCCAAGATCGGGAGGTGACTGATTTCGCTCCTGGAGCTATAGCTAGATGGGTTGACGCTGACGGTAATGACGTGTTCTATAAGCTTGTGGAGGTAGTAGGAGGCAAGGCTAAGTGGATTACTCTTATCGATACTAAATACGGTAATGTGACGCTACAGAGCACTTATGACAAGAACTATGAGATCGTGAATATCGTATCTGGATCACGTTTACAAGCTATAAATAGCGATAAGGATGAGATCAAGTTCGTTAATAGCGCTACCGGTAATGTTACTGTCGTGTTTAACGCCACGGTATCAGGAGGAGCCAAGAAACTTACGAGCCTGTTGGCCGTGAACGAGGTGGTCCTTACGCCCGGGGCGGCGGCGTCCTTCACCCGTACCGGCGAGACCTTCACCCTCTCCGATCTTTTTGGTGTTACGATCTTCCCGGATCTGGCTGATTCCAACCGTGAGGGAGAATGGGTGATGAGCGTAGGCGTAACCGGAAAACCGATCCTTATGGAGGTAAAGGAGATGAGGAAGTGGGATGAGAGTATTGTCAGGGAACTTACTATTGATGAGCTTAACGAGAAGTTCCCTAACGTGGATATTGGATTCGCTGTCGTATGCAAGACCATCAACAAAGTATATGAGATGGTTAATGGATATAAGGAATGGGTGTCTTATGATATAACCTCAATAAATTAATGGTATGGCTTTTTTGGCAGGATACGACACGGTAGCGTCCTATGTCACGTTTATAGTGAATGAGGACAGGTTCCCTTGTTATGATGGTAAGGGCGCTGATTATATACCCGATCCGATAATATCAGCGGATGCTTTTAATCGCAGTCTTAGGTTCTCGACAAGAAAGCCAGGATTCGTGGACGTTGATTGGGGGGACGGGACAAAGGATCAATATCCTTTAGTTAAGGTATCTGATGGTAGTTATAGGATTGTATTCAGGTCTCTTGACATTGAGTATAAGAAGAATCCGGATGATACCGTATGGTGGTATAAGAAAGAGGATGGCTCACAATACATACCGGTTCCCCCACATAAGTATAGCGATATCAGGCGTAGGGAGGTTACGATGAGGTTCTCTAACGTAATTGATGGGGAATTTAATATGGATGGTATTGTCCTTCATGAGTTCCCTATAATTAATCTTCCCGATATAACTTATTTTGCTGTGGTTAGATCCGTTTTAAAAAATGGCGATATCCCATATGACAGGATAAACAAGAGCGTTAATCTTCGTAATATACAGATGGGAGCTTTTTCTCATTCTGGTGTATGGAGTAATTGGCCAGAAGGTTTTTTAAATATGAAAAACCTGAGGTATTTCGGATGCAATAGCGTTTTTAATTTCGGGGATGATCCTGATTCTAATTGGAGAAGGTTCTCTGAATGGAAGAATCTTACCGAGTTTAATTTCAATTGGTGTAACATCCCTTCTTATGATCCGGCTTTTAATTCTATTCCGGCTGTGGGTATAAATATTATAAGCGATAGGAATAATATACCTGTATTTGATGAGGTGGATAAGGTGGGGGATGATAAGGCAGGCGTTTATTTTATGGGTAATGGTAGCTCATGGAAACAAGATCTGGTAGGAGGGAAGTTGAACAAGATTCAGCGGGCATATTGTTCTTCAAGTACGGTGCCGGTAGACGATCTTCCGGATTACTTGTATGAGATAAGGGAATTTAGGGTATGGAATTTGCGTGATGGTGGTAGATTTATAAATACGCAGGAGAGGGCTGATACGTTCGTTAACACGTTTTATGATAAGATGATGTCCTGGGATTATATAACGATGTCACAGATGGCTTCTGACGGTAACAGGAATCAGTTTTATAAACTTACCTTAGATTTATATGCTGCCGTATCTCCTACTAATAAGAGACCGTCTGGCGTTTATCAGGCTCCTGATGGGTTTGTCAAGGGGGTTAGTAATGGTAATCCTACGACGCCTATGGAGAAGGTGTATGTACTTACCAACAACTATGGGCAGACGTGGATCTTGGCACCTGCCCCGGCTTCTAAGGCTGCCCTTACGAGGGCACGGCGGGCGGGGAAGACCAGGATCACCCCGTTCGTTCTTGGCGTAAAGGATGGCCATGTATCCGTGTTTAGCGGAGACGTGTTAGATGAAAGCATGTCCAAGTACAGTTTTGCCGATAAATACGAGGCTATAGATATATGTAGTAATCTAGGGCTTGATAGTTCACCTGTTGTCGAGTATTTTAGAAGAATAGAGGAGGGAGAGATATGAAGTTGATATGTAAGGATACGAATAAAGGGTCTATAACCTTTTTTACTAAAGGCAAATATGCTTTTAGGGGCGTTGACAGGAATGATACTACTGATGACGTGCCTGATCCTATATTGGATATTAATAATTACAATGAGAGTATACAGTTTTATTCCAAGACCCCCGGCATGTGCGAGGTCGATTGGGGTGACGGGAATAAAGAGCAATTTCCTTTCGTGAAGGATAGGAGCGAATCCATATACGGGCGATATAGGTTGATGTTCAGGAGAAGGGATATAAGTTATCGTAAGAATCCGGATAGCCATCCATGGTGGTTTTATAAGGAAGATGGGAGTGAGTATATCCCTGCGCCTAATCATGCTTACGCTGATGGGCTAGATAAAGAGCGGGTCATTACCATGACTTTTACGAATGATATTACATACGTTCAAACAGCAAGGATAATGATGGTAGGATTTCCGATATTAGACGCCCCAAGTATTATCAACTTAATCTTATCCATTACCGGCGATGGGAATATAACCGATATTCCTAAAGATAGGATACGTAGATCGGTAAATATAGAGTATATAACACTTAACGAATTAGGTGTAGGGACATTGACATTCATACCAGACGATTGGGATAGGCTCACTAAGTTAAAAGGCATTAATCTAAGTCGAACGGCTGATTTTAATGATACGGAGTCTTCTAATATAAGGAAATTCCCCTCTATGTGGCCTAATCTTGTAACATTATCTTTGGCAGGTTGCAGGGTTAGGGTATATCCAAGGGAATGGCTGTCTTTTAGCAAGCTAAAAGAATTATATATATCCCCGGGAGTGGCTATGCCATCGTTTGATCCTAATACATGCCCGGCTATGGATGAGGTGGATAAGATAAATCCTAGCTTAAGGACCTTCGATCATATAAACAGATGGTATGGGTCTGTCGTGAGCTGGCATCCGTATATGATCGGCAAGGGGCTGGAAAATATCACTAGCCTTACTGCCTCATATGGCTATAGTAATATAGATGTAAGTAATCTACCGGATTATATATATGAGATGAGATCTATGAGTAGTTTTTATATGCAGATCTCCTTGTCAACCCAAAGTCGATGTGATACGTTTATATCAACATTATATGAGAAGGTGATGGGGTTTGATTATCTCACTATGTCTTCCTCTGCTTCCGATGGCAAAAGGAATCAGTTTTATGGATTGTATCTAAGTATGTATTTGGCTGCCAAACCTGTTGATAAAAGGCCTAGTGGCGTATTACAGGCACCTTCTGGTTTTATAAAGGGTCAGTCTAATGGCTCTCCATCGACTCCTATGGAGATGGTTTATGTGCTTATGAATAATTATGGATGGAGGTTTAGTATGGCGCCAGAGGCTTCGGTGTTAAGGTCAATACGATCTTCTGATATTGACACGAGGTTGTATAAGCCATATAAGCTTATCGTATTTGACGATGGGCGTACCTTTGTAGGCAATGGAGATGTTTTAGCTCATGATACGGATAAGGTATTATCGTTTGGGGGTCAACCAGAAGGGGAGTATTTATGTGATTCTATGGGATTGGACAGGAATGTTATTGTAGAATATTTTAATAAGATAGGTAATGGCTAAGACATTATATAAATATGAGGCTTCATCAAATAAGTTCGTGTGGTTCACTACATGGGATAGGGCACTTAGGAATTATTATACTGATGATTATAATTATGTACCCGATCCTGTGGTTGGTAATCCTTATAATACGTTTGTTGAGTTTAGATCCAGAAAGCCCGGTATGGCTAATGTGGATTGGGGGGATGGAATAAAGGAACAGTTTCCTATGACCAAGGTACAAGGGCAGGATAATTATCGTATCATATTCCGTTCTTTGGCAATACAACACAAGAAAAATCCCAATACTACGTGGTGGTTCAGGAAGGAGGATGGATCGCAATACGTACCTGTGGATAATCATGCTTACGCTGATGGGAGGAGGGACGTACAACGGGCTGTGTCGATAGATTTTACTTGTGATATTTATTATGCCAATATCCAAGTTTGCAAGATGACATCTTTCCCGATTGTGGATATACCAGGACTTGAGTTTTTGGTCGTATCCCATACGCTGTATGTTAATGACGGTATACCTGTAGACAAGTTGTCAAGATCCAAAAAGTTAATTTATATCGATCTTCAAAATATAGGGCAAAGAATGACCGTAATTCCTGAGGCTATAACCAGCAAGACAGAGGTATATTATTTAAATATGTTTAATATGCTTGATCTTAGGGATATAGAATCTAGCGGAATAAGGAATATAAAGAATATGAAAAATCTTCAAACCCTTGAATTGTCTTCATGTTATTTGGATAGGTATATAAAGGAGTTTAATGATCTTCCTAAATTAACTTCGTTGAGAATACATCCTGGCCCTTCTGATATGTGGAATTATTTTGATATAAATACCCTTCCTTTTTTCGAGGTAGATAAGATAAATCCTAACATTACTAATTTTGATTTTTTAAATGACTGGGTAAGTGGAGAAAGGAGGACGGGTTGGAATGATGATAATATGTCGGGTAGAGGATTGGATCATCTTACAGGTTTTTTCGTCTATCATAGTAATAGTATTAGAGTGGATAAGCTGCCAGATTATATTTATGAGATGAGGTCTATTACATGGTTTGTGATGGATTATTCTACTCATAGCCAAAAAAGATCAGATGATTTCGTAAACTCCTTCTACGACCTTGTTGTAGGATGGGATCAGATTACCATGGCATCCGTGGCCAAAGATGGGGAAAGAAATCAGTTTTATGGACTTGCGGTTTCTATGTATGGTAGTCAATATCCTGACGAGAACCAGCGTCCTTCCGGCACGGAGCAGGTCCCAGAGGGATTCGTGAAAGGCTCGTCCAACGGGTCTCCCGCTACACCTATGGAGAAGATATATGTGCTAAAAAATAACTACGCCCAGAGATGGACGATTAAACCAGAATAATATTATGAATATCAATATTTTAAAACTAAATTGGGAGGGGGGGGTAAAATCCTGTTTGCTTTATGATGAGAAGAAGGATGCTACCCAAGGTGAAGATAGTAGAGGTATTCGAGGAACTGTCTCCTCAGGATAATGGATATTGGGAAGTTCCTGATGGGGTCTATAAGGTTGAGTTCGCCTTGGTCGCCGGAGGCCTTAATGGAGGATATTCCGATATATATAATGCCGGGAGTGGTGGCAACGGAGGTGGTGTACTGACTGGGACTATACCCGTAAATCCAGGTGTTACATATAGGGTGGTTGTCGGAGATATAGGTGGTGATAGTATATTCGGTATATATCAGGCTATTGCCGGCAAAGGTGGAATAGGCGGATATGGAGTTAAAGGGGATGGCAATGATCCTTCCCCGGGAAATCCAGGGCAAGATGGATCATATGTTTTTAATAACAAATATCCTGACCGATACCCTTATCCTATGGGCGCTGGTGGTGGATCGGGAGCTTATACAAGAGGATGGGATACAGGCTTTTTATCTGGAGGTAAAGGTGGCAATCACGGAGGAGGTGATGGGGCTGGAGTTGAGGATACTGAGGGTGTTACTATTAATGGTAAAAATGGAGATGATGCCACTTATTATGGAGGTGGTGGAGGAGGAGCCTCTAAAGCTTCTAATAGTGGGGCTACGAGCGGTCGAGGAGGATCAGGTTATCGTGGTATTATTATTTTACATTATTTTAAAAATGGATAACATGAATAGAAATGATATTATAAAAGAACTAGGTTCGTATTTTGATATAGTGGAATTGGTATGTCCTCATACATATAATAAGTGGAAGGACAGATCGTGGCAGTTTCTTGATACAGCATTTCTCCATAATTTACTTATATTACGGAGGGATATAATCAAACAGCCTATGTATTGTAATAATTGGGACAAGCAGGGGCAGTTTTCCCAACGTGGTCTTAGATGCAACATCTGCCAGATAGTTAAGGATAAGAAGGATGTTTATCTATCCGCTCATGTATTGGGTAAGGCCGGTGATTTCGATGTCAAGTCGATGACGGCGGAACAAGCCAGAGGTTTGATTTTAGATCATCAGGATATGCTTCCATATCCTTTTAGGCTTGAGGGTAAGGTGAATTGGTTGCATTTTGATAGTCTTGACACGAGGAACGGTATACATGCCGTGGTGTTTTAGGTACTTAACAGTATAGTGGTTAACTTTGCGTATAGGGTATAAAATGAAAGACGAAGACATGATAGAGCGAGTGGGGGCTTTGTGGAATATTGCGCTTGCGTATGGTGCCTCTTGTTGGGCTTATTTCCAGCCAGTACACCATTTATTGACCGTATTACTTATAGTATTAATAGCGAATTTCTTGGCTAGGTTAGCGCAAAGCATAAGGGGCTGGAAGATCCGACGGAGTCGTAGAAGAAGGTTTAGTTTTAAGAGATGGTTTAGGGAGGTCAGGTTTACTGATATTCTTAAGGAGTTCGCTTTGTCCTGTTTTATAGTAATGACATTATGTGTTATATATAAGACGTTATACCCGATCGAGGAGGAGGCTAGCATGATACTTGCCGTTACCAAATATGGGGTGTATATAGCCCTTGTTGGATATGTGATGCTTTTCTTGAATACGATAGGGGATGCTTTCTCTGACGCTTATTTGGTGAAGGTATTCAAGGCCGTGTTTAAGAGGATAAACGTATTCAAGATGTTTAGTTTTTCCAAGAACATACCTGACGAGACGTTTGACGATATAAAGAAGATTGCTGATGATGAGGTTAAGGATAAGTCTTAGGGCGATTTTTTGTTTAGGTCTGTCGCTGTCCCTGTCCTCTTGCGGAAGCAGGAGGCAGGTTAGCGAAACGTCTATTGATAGCCGGTTGATCAGCAGGATAGAGACGATGATAGATGAGGTCATGGATCGGAAGATCGTAGAGATCAAGACATCTGATCTTAATGCCGATATTGTTATAACGGAGAGAGAGTTCGATACGGACAAGGATGTTGATCCTACCACGGGGGAACGGCCGGTGTCCTCGCAGACAGATACCCATATCGTCATTGGCCGGCGGGACAGCACGGTGACGGCTGATTCCCTTGGCATTGATAAGACGATTACCGGTGTTAAGGATATTGACAAGAAGACAGACATCAAGCATAAGGACGTAGATGATAAGAAAGAATCAAAATGGCCAATAGCTGTCACATCAATTAGCGTGTTGTTGATATTATTGGGCTTAATATATTTACTAAAAAAGATGAAGGTTTTATGAGACGAAGAATGATTGAATATACTAGGGGGGGATTGACGATCATACTAGATTCTTAATGAGATTCAATGGTAATTTTAAGGTAGAGGGGAATCCTACTCCCTCTGGCGACCTCTTTATAGCCAATAATGGCAATCTTATCACCGATGGCTCAATACAATGTGTCCAATATAACGAAAAGGATCCTTTTCTTTATACTATCATAAACACCAAAGAATCGTTATTGCCTGAGCTATTTTATGACGGTCATCCATTTACTATAGACTTTTGGTATAAGTCAACCAATCTTGTTACAAGTTGTTTGGTTGAGCATGAATATCCTAATGGTATTTTTTATTTTGGTGTAGTTTTAACAGGTACTGGTTTTTATTTTTTATTTCAAGCTCAACAAGCTGGTTGGCATGTTGATAGAGTTGAGGCAAACAAATGGTATCATATAGCTATAGTCAGAAGCAGTAATGAATATGACATATTAAGATGTTTTGTTAATGGTATACTTATTATTAATACGAAAACCAATAATACGCTTTCCCTTAGGTCTTATAACCTAGGTATTAATACACGAGGTGATGGTATGGATAACGGAAATTTTATGATGGACGATTTCAGGATAAGTGATATAGCTAGATGGGAGTCAGATTTTGAACCTCCAAAAAGAAAGGGATTATGATCTACCATAATCCCCTACATTCATCCTTACCCACGTATCAACCAAAACCAAAATGAGGTCAGTCCCGGATTCGAACCGGGGTATATGGTTTTGCAGACCACCGACTAAACCACTCATCCAACCGACCGTGACGCGAATATAAAGATTTTATTTGACCAGATAACTTAATTGACCATCTTTTTAACTAACAACTTTCCTTAAAGCCAAATAGTTCTTATTTAACTTCTGGAACCGTAGAGATAATTGTATAGACAAGTATTGTTTTTAGGTGACTCTTGCTGGAAGCCAATAAACAAGGTGGCGGCGTCATGGCGTGGGGCTGGTGGCTGCCTTCCATGGCCGGCCAGGAGCGGAGCGACTCACGACCAACCCTGCCGATTCCCTTTGGCACTTCACGCTTTAGCGCAGAAAAGAAGTAAACATATAGGATCATTATGTTTAAAGATAGTAGTCATCTGCCAAATAAGATCGAATGTAAGGATATAGTAAATATCTCAATAATACAATCATAAAGAGTCTTGAGTGGGATTATTAAGATCTTTATCTGCCAACATACTACTCATTTTTAAATTAATGTTTTTTGGATGTCTACTTTAGATAATAAAAGGCGTTAGCTAACATCATTTCATTAATAGGGTTATTAATTAGAAATTGGTAAGAATTAAATAAAGGAATGCTTTATAATGAGATTTGCTTCAGAAAGAGGCGAAGCTTCTTATTACACATGTCACAAAATGGACAACTGTGTTTCAGCAAGTTATGTTATTAATGAAATAATAATGGTGATATATGGGAAAATTAATTCATCTTATTCTTTTAAAGGTCTTATATTTTGCTTATATTTGAAGTGGACAAAATATGAACAATATGAATTTCGACTTGAATTATATAAGGAAATGCTCTTCTATGATAAAGGAATTTCCGGTGTATACCGAGGCTGAGAAGAAGCAGGTAGATGAGGGGCGTACTTGCATTAAGCTATCTAAAGGTCAGCCTATATATCCGCGTAATTTCAAGAAACGTAGAGATACTTTCGCTGGCGCTGATTATACCACGGCTAATCCTAGGAACATCAGTCCTGATGATATTTATATACCTCCCTACTTTAGGCTTAAGATTATTATGGCTATTATCATCAACTTTGATAGAGCTATAGTGTTTAATAGGATATCTGATAAAGATTTTAAGCTAGGTATGACGTACCGGTTTATCTATGAGTATGTAGGATCGTTTAAGTGTTTTGAGAAGGCTTATAAGATGATATCGATGGTAGTTGATAGCGAGTTGTCGATCATGAGATCAATCGGTGATTATAATTATAAGTGGAATATTCGCAAGGTTTATCCATCATGCTTTGTAGGCAAGGCTAAGTTCAGGTATATTGGCGGCGAGGACAATGCACCTGTAAGTTCAAAGGGGAGGGCTAATAAAGCTAGAAGAGCCGCTGTTGACTACAAAGTTATGATTATGGTGAATATCATAAATACCAGATCTGCGAGTAAGATAAGGAAGATGATTGACTCTGATGGTAGTCTTAAAAACAATGGTAAAAGGTTTGACGGTAGGAATGATAAAGTTCTTTTCAGTATATTCAATAGTCATTTGATTCACGAGGGGTTTAAGGAAGTTAAAACCTCGTCCTTATATAAGTACTTGAAAGAGGCCTTAGATTTTTTAGGTGTAAGTCTATTAGAGTTAAGATCTATTGCTGATAGAGCTATTTCTGACATAGAGGATGGCAAGGAAGGATATGAGCCTGGCCTATGCTCTTATGATGACTGTTTTGATATTAATTCTTTTGTGGAGGATTCGTGATGAGTAGCTTTAGTATCATAAGAGGTGGAGATATGTCCATCGTATTTAACCACGATAATAATATGTTTAATATCCAAGAGCTATCGGATTCCATTGGATGTAAGAATATACTGTCATCTGTCGTAAAAGATCCTTTGAATGGGTCGATGTATGTTATTAAAGAGATATCCGATCAGAAGTGGGGAGATATAGTGGCTTTGGTCAGATTCGGATGTTTGTTGAATAAGTCTCTTGTAAAGGAGATAGTCGTCAAATCTATAAGATTGTGGGTAGATATTTGTGGTATATCTTACAGCGATATCAAATCATCTACATCCGATCCTATATACAATACGTTCCTTTTTAGCGGCTATATGTCTTTGGCTGGGGATAATCCTGACCTTAAAAAGTTTATTGTATCTCTTAGGAGTAGAATGCTTAGATATGATCTCACATGCTTATGTCTTTATTTAGCTATGTCTATGGCTATCAATGGAGGTATAATTCTAAGCGAGCAGGATCTTCTTGATGCTCTTATCTTATAGCCTCGTTTGTTTTATCGATCAAATTAGTATCTTTGTGAAAAAGATATTAAGATGAATCAGATCAATATCATACCGAAGATAATTCATGATAAGTTTGCCGCTAGGATTATCATGGATGATTACGATATAGAGAAGCCTATCGTAATTACTGTCGTAGCTAGGCGTAACGATGGTGAGTATAATACCCAGATATTGACATACCCGACATCGGGAGTCGATTATGAGGGTAATGTAAGGATGGTGTTTTTTGATGTCGCTAGGTCTCATGTTTGTCAGATAACATCGGTGTTTATCAACGGTCATGAGGTTAAGACATATTATACCGATATCCCGGATCTTGATATGCAAGCCCGTTATGACGATAGCTTATGCCGGTACGATAAGAAGGTTAACATGAATGATATTCGGCTGTCATTTCAGGTGCTAGAGACACGTGATCCCAAGGTGCTTCAGGTATTGGATGAGTCTGAGTGGGGGCTACTGGAGGACAGGAAGGCGATTATCGAGATCACTACGCCGGGCATGTCCGACCCCGTTACGTTGTTCCTTGGCAAGAATCAGGTCAATACCTTTACTAGCCTAACATTAGGCCTCAATTGTTTTAATTACGATGATTGTAATGTAAAGTACCTTGATCTACCTGATGGTATATATGATATCAAGATCATAGGTAGCCCTTCTACTTACAACTTCAGTCGCAAGTATCTTAAGACGGATCTTATACGCAGGCGTCTTGATCGGCTATGGATTAAGACTGATATCCTATGCGAGGACAAGGATAAGGATCTTATAAATAAGATACAGGAGATGGAGACGCTTATGGCTGTAGCGGAGGCTAACGTGAGGTTGGATAATATAAAGGCCGCTCATGAGATCATTGATCGTGTCGGAGAACTTCTTGAGATGGCTACTAATTGCGTGGATTGTTAAACATAAAAATATTTAGTCGTGGGTTGTAATACTTGTAAGGAAAAGGCGTTAAAGGCCGAGAGGGAAAGAATTGAGAGAAGTATGATGAATCGTGCTTCCTCTACCGTTGTTAGCGATATGGAATACGCTTCTAGAAGCACCGCCGGTTGTATGGTCATGCTCGATCCGTTGAAGACCATGGAGCGTGACGTGGTGAGCATATACAAACAGACCCGTACCATAGGTGACGTGGGTATCGTCTATCTCAACATGCAGAAGAAGATCCGTGAGTGGATCAAGAACCTGCCATATGGATGCCCGCCTGACGAGGAGGTACAAGAAATGAGAAAGGAGATTCTGGATGGGCGCTCAGAGTATATTAAGCCTTGATAGATCGGATCTATGTAAGGTCGTGGATGAATGGTTATCTTGTCAGTGGAGTAGATACATGAGGTATCATAGGTATAGGATCGGGGACAAACCCGATGTATCTTATTGGGGGAAGATAATTCGTCTGCAAAGGTCATTATGCGATAATGATTGCGGGTTATGCCCGGATGAGATAAGATCGTTAAAGGAACATATTAACAGGTTGCTAGTATGAAAAAGTATAATTGTTCACATATAACTCCGTCCACTTGCGTGCCTTACGAGGGCGATCTTCCAGAGTGGTCAAAATATAAGGACTCTGGTGAGTGCGTTATGATCTCCGACGTGATAGAGGAGATATATGACGAGCTTACCCGTATCAGGGAGGCTATAGATGTCCGGGATCTTGGTGAGTCTTGCGTGAAGGTAAGTGGTGATAAGACCGTAGCGAAAGTTCTTTATGCTTTGGAGGATAAGATTTGTAATGGGTAATTAATGTCCTGATTTTAGGATATTAAAAATAGCCAATTGGATTGTGTTTGTCACACCAATTGGCTATTTTTGTATGTCCGCCGACTCTCACGAGGGAGCGGACATAAACTATTTAATTATTAATCTCAAAATTAGACTAAAAAATGAAGACGGTTAATGTTTTGACGAGAAAAATGGGTGATTTTAACGTTTTTCAAAGAACTAGTGATGGTTATTTCGAAGCATATGAATTAGTGAGACAATGGAACTCTTTAGAAGGTAATGAACAAAGGAAGATGGATGTATTTTTGTCATCATCTAAAACGAAGGAATTTATTGATGCGTTATTAGAGGAATTGTCTGTTGATAGTTTTGGGCAAAAATGCCCAAAAATTGATAATCAATTAGTTAAGAGATCTACTGTAAAAGAACCAGGTAAATCAGGAAGACCTAAGAAACAGGTGTGGATGCATCCATTTCTGTTTATCAAGTTCGCTATGTGGATAAATCCGAGGTTTGAGGTTCAAGTTATTAGATTTGTTCATGATCAGCTTATAGATTACAGGGATAAGGCTGGTGATGCTTACAAGAGAATGTCTTCTGCTTTATCTAAGATTGTAGATTCGTCAAGATTTAAAGATAAGGTACAGGATTTAGCTAGGTCTGTAAATATTATCGTTTATGGTCTTCATGAGACCATGATAAGAAATTCCGTAGGTGAAGAGATTAAGGCTAAAGAATTGATGGAACTGGAAATTGATATAGCCAAGATGATTGAGTTTGGATATATAACTACTGAAGAACAGTTAAGGGATTATTTGTATAAGGTTTTGAGAAGCAAAAAGGCTCTTCCTTTGTGATTTGGATTTTAATCGTATATTTGTGTCAAAGTGAATTACGATGGTATACGGCAAGGTGATTATATTCTATTTTACACCAAAAGCGTAAAACAATATACATTTATACGGAAATCCGTACCGGGTTCCACCAAAACCCTCTACCTTCTGGTAAGGTACTTACATCGAAGGCTTCTTTTGCCGATTTTCTAATGATGTTAAACGCACCATTGATATCGGCGTTAATAATATTGCCGGAAGATGTCTTGAACAATCCTCGTTTGATACGTCTTCCAGCATATTCCTCATGCTTACAAATCTTCTCGTTATCCAAAAAACTACATTTTGAGGTATAGGATTCCTCAACGATCTTAACATTAATACCCTCAAGTGTAGCTTTATATGATATCATTGAGATAAACATATTAAAAGGAATAGATACAAAATTCTGGTTATTTCGTTTTCCGATATTGATCTCTTGTTTCCAGCATCTGTTATGACCGATTACGATCGTATTAATACCATTAGAAACTACGTGATTAATCAATACCCTACTGGCTTTATGCAGATAATCCTTGATCTTGTTATTCCTTTTGTTGGTTAACGATCTTATTTGCTTTGAGACTTGTTTATTATCTTTTAATCTTGATTTTAGATATGCTAGTCTTTTATTATAATACTGGTTGATAGATTTTAGAGGCTTACCGTTGATGATAAAGCAGGAACCGGTATTTGATACACAAGATGCAAGATTGTTAAGTCCAAGATCAATACCAAGATAATTACCGTTATCATACATAAGATATTTCTCTTTCTTGTTATATACGATTTCAAGTATAATATATCCATTCTTAGGGACGAACCTGAGTTGTTGGATATTTTGCTTATTGGTTCTCGTGGTGAAAGAGAATTGCTTTGGCAACTTAATAATGCCTTGCTTTATCCATTTCTGAGAAAAGGCTGTTGTTGGGAAAACAGCCATAAACATCCCGTCTTTGTCAAGATACTTAGGTATTCTTACTTTCTCAGAATATTCACCTCTGTTTTTCTTGTTAAGAAGATTGAAGAAGGACTTGAAATTCTGGTCGACCATCATAAGTACCTGTTGGGCTACCGGTGACGGTAAAGCACGATAGTCAACGTCATCTTCTATTCTTAACTTCTTTTCAAGAGAGTAGTAGTTGAGGTATTTATACTTAACGGTATTATCATCCTTATATTGAAAGTAATGTTTCCTAACAACATACAATCCTTTGTTGTATAAGTTTTTGCACTTATGCAACAGATCTTGAATCTCATTGTAATAGATTGAGCTTTGCTTGATTATATGTTGTTCGACTAATCTCATGGCACAAATATATAGATTATTATTTATATATAAAAATAATCTATATATTTGTAGTGTAAAGTTGTATATAATCACCTTCCATTTTTTTTGCCAAAAAAACTAATGATTAGGTAACTGTATATTTGCATTTACGGTTATGTGTCTCATATTGATAAAATATCTATCTTTGTAACAAAGTGAATCGTAATGATATACAGTAATAAAGAAATAGTACGGACGTTCACCAGAAACAACCTACCTGCCGGGTACGTGGGCGGCTCTGTTGACTACCGGGTCCCTCCCAACGTCTATTTTGGCGATACGCAGGAGGAGGCTGATAGTAAGGCTGAGGATGATATCAAAGCCAACGGTCAGGACTACGCCAATACATATGCCGACATAATACCGGCTGTATGGTATAATGATCAGGTATGCGATGAGTTTATCAAGAACAATTGCGTAAGCGGTAGGGGGTCCAAGGAGCAGGTATGCATAGAGGAAGGCAGGTTTGTCTCTTACGTATCTAAGAAAGATGCCAATGATAAGGCCAGGGTGGAGCTTGGACGGATCGGGCAGGGAGAGGCCAACTCCGTCGGGGCTTGCTGCGAGGACTGGGCCTCACAGCCTCTTCGTGGCTTGTTTTACAAGAACGATTGCGATGCTGGCACATCAGGCAAGGAAGGTATTGTATATGAATTACCAGCCGGTGCTGTCATATCCGATATCTCCCAGATAGACGCCGATACGTTAGCCTATAGGAAGTTCATGAAAGAAGGTCAGGAGAAGGCTAACGCCGAGGGTAGTTGTTCACCTGTATTCTATAATACGAAGATCGGTGATTGGTTTGAAAAGGTATGTCCATTCGGATATAAGTCCGGTAAAGTATATTACTCTATCAAAGCCAACAGGTTTAGGTCATGGATATCGGTTGAGGATGCCAACGCCAAAGCCCGTGAGGTTTTGATGGTAGAGGGGCAGGAGTACGCTGATCTTAATCTTGAGTGCGAGAAATGGATTGAGAATATCGATCAGGATGATCAGTGTTATTGGTGATAATGCGTTTGTGTTTTCCATAATGTTAGATTAGTGTTTTGGAGGTAGAGGCTTATGGTCTCTACCTCTTATTGTTTCATACGTCTTGTTGTCTTATAATCAAACCAAATAAGTATCTTTGCTAAAAACATTAATATTATTAATATGTGTAATACAGGTGGTTGTTGTCATGATCATTCACGGGAACGTCCCGAAGAGTGTTGTCATGGCGTTAAGATAGATAGGTTTCTTAACAAATGCCCTAACGATCCTTGTGATCCTTGCGATCGGGATTGTCAGGACGAACCTTGTGTTGGTTATGGATGTCCTATAACCTTGTATGATAAATGCGTCTTGTACTCAGGCGATGAGTTGGTGGTGGATGGTATAGAGAAAGGTACTGATATCTCTGTAGTTATAGACTCGTTGAGGCGTATTATAGCGTCTAGGGATAAGCAGATAGATTTATACCATCGTGAGGTTCTGGATTTGAAGAGGATTATAAACGAGCTTGTCAACGCCGGTGGTAGCGGCGGGGATAGCGGAACTGAAGAGGAGGTTTGGTGATGAACGGTTGCAACAAAAAACAATACAGACCTACTGTAGACGACACGAAAGTACCGTGCTCTACGTACATGAGTACCGATTGTATTTATCCCGGTGATAAGGTTCGTGTGGAGTCGCTGGGATTGTCCCCTAATTGTGATATGTCTGATGTCCTTAACGCTATGATAAAGGCTATACGGGATAGGGATGCGGAGATATCCGAGTTAAGAAGAATGATCAATAAATTAATTTGATAATATGAGAAATTGTAATCCATGTAAGCCGGAATATAGACCGGGGAACGAATGTAGTATCTACAGCTCCCAGATCATATATGACGGCCAGTCGTTTCCTGAGGCAGATATCAGGAACGGTGATGGCATGAATAACGTAATCGAGTCTCTGGTAAGGAAGCTGGTTGCCGTATCTGGCGCCACGGCGTCCATCCAGCGTGACTCGTTCAAGGGCGTTCAAGCTGTCAGATTAAGATACGAGCCGTTGAATGTGCTCAGTGTTACCTATTGTGGTACTATCGTCCCTAATGACGGATATGTCGTTTCTGGCAGATCCGTTAAGTTTAAGAAGAAATATTGCATGGGTGATGAGTTCACTGATGTTAATATCGTATATACTACATTGAATAGCAATATTTTAAATACCTCATGTT